TTATCGTGTTTTTTCTTTTTCCTTTGCAAGTTTTGTGTTTTCTTTTGCGGCTGGTTCTACGGTATGACCGTTTCTCTCGCAAAGCTCGGCAAATTCGCAGATATGGTAGAGATTTGTGCCGACCTCCAAATGGTAGTCGTCGATATATCTGCAAGTTCTCTCCATTGTTTTGCCGTCGCCGAGCTTGATTGAGATTTTTTCTCCGTCCGCAATGCGAAACTGCTCCTGATAGTGCGGGTCAATAAATCGGATACCACGCTCGGCATTTTTCAAGTGGTTGTTCAGCCACTCTTTCTGATAGCAATAGCAGTACAGATTGTACTCGCCCCTGTTGGGGTTAAATCTCATAAGATAGCTGTACTTTTCCGTATCAAGACGAATGCCGTAGTGGTTGCGGTCGTCATTAAAGGAACTGTCGGGAGTGGAATAACAGTAAGAGGACATAGCCTTTCTGCCGGACAAAACATCGCCTTCACGCAATCCGTTTATCACATCATCAAATTCAGCCTTAAATTCATCGGTTTTCAAGTCTTTTCTGAAATCGTTCCAAGTCGTCCAAAACTCGTTCCCGTTAGAACCGAAGTCGGCTCTCAAATATCCGATAAGACCGGTCTGCATAGAGAGCTGCTGGCTTTGACTGAAGGTGTATTTGCGCTCTGCTTCGGTCAATACTCTGTAATCCAATTTCATCACCTCGCTTGTTCGTTTGGTTGTCTTTGTTTTGGAATAGGAAAACCATAAACTCCGGCAATGTCATCGCCAAGCCTTTTGGTAACTCGTGTGATGTCGGCTCTTGTGGCTTTTCCGTTATAGATTTTATCTTGCAGATTTTCAATCTGCGTATCGGTAACACCGTCTTTGAATACACGGTAAAGATAATGGTTTGTACCGTCGTGATGAACGGCGTCGGCTCGAAGATCACCGTACTTATCCACATACCATTCGGTGTAATCGGTATCGGAATAAAGGCAATCCTTGATGTTGCCGGAATCAATCATCTTGTAGCCCGACACTCTGCCGTTCCATCTGCCGAGGTCGCCGATTACGATAATCGGCTGTGAAAGCTGAATGTTGAGATTTACTCGTTCATCATAAAGATTTTCGGCATTGGATTTTACCATAATGTCGTAAAGCTCATCATCGGAATATCCGGGATACAGTTCCTCCAAAGACTCTCGCCAATCATCAAGGTCAAGGCTAATGTCGCTCCAAATGATATGGCGGTCATTCTGTTCCTGACTGCTCATCAGTGCCACCTCCCAAATAAGAGAACAGCTTATTGGCTTTGGTCTGCTTCTGAAGCTCGATAATCAGGCTCATATCCGGAATAGTGATACCGGGAATTTTCAAAATGCTCTCCATATCAAGCTGCTGCAATTTCTTTTCGGTATTGCAGCCTGCGTCAAACAGTTTCGTCAGAAGCTTTGTTTTCTGTTGAAAAGTGAATTTTTCCTTCATTGCTTTGTCCTCCTTATCGTTCTTTGTCTTTGTTTCGCTTCTTGTGTAAAAGCTCTTGTGCCTTTTCCTTTGCCCATTCAGGCAGACACTCAGGCTTTACCTCGCCCATAACGTCCATTCTTTCGTATCGGGTGGATTTGCCGGTGTGAAGATTTGTGCAGAACACAGCACTTCCACGGCTGTTTGCCGACGCACCGAAACCTCCCGTAACATAGTAGAGCTGTCTGTCGGCTCTCTGAAATTCGGGCTTTAATACCTTGGGGTCAATAGCTATGATTTTGCCGTTGATGTCTTTGGAATAGTGGTCGGGGATACAATCGGCTTCCGTTATGAGTGTGATTGGAATATCCAGCTTTTCGACCTGTTCCTTGAAAAGCTCCGCTTCATTCGCCACACGGCTACCGAAAAGGTGTACGATTTCGATATAGTCATCGCTTACCATACATTCCGAACACAGTTCAAACAGGTCGTTTCTCTCTGCAAAGCCGCACATAAATTTATCGCCGTTTGTACTTTGCTCTTTGGAAGCCAAGATAACTTCCTTTTCGCCCACATTGACCGAGCAGAGAACAGTGTATTCACCTATTTTTCTTTTTCCCTCGTTCATATCCACACCTCAGCTTACTTTAATCACAATTCTGATGTTTCCGCAGTCGCAGCCACTGCACTGTCTGGACAGTTCAGGAAACAGGGATTGCACTCTCTGTCTTGCTCTGCGGATAGTCTCAAAGCACGGCAAGCCGTACCCTTTATAGTTGTTGACTATATCCTCAAGCGGTAAATCGCCGACTCTCATATAGCTGTATCGGTTGTAATAGCAAAGGATAAGCTGCATATCGTCATACCTCGTTTCGGGGCATTCTCTGAGTATTGCAAGCACCTTGCTGTCAACCGTCTTTTGCTTATTCATAATGCACCTCCGTAAAAGAACGGTGGGCGAAGTTTTCACTCCGCCCACTTTGGTGTTCCTTATTTCTTTCTGTTCTTAATCTGCAAGAAGATAAAGCCGCCGATAATAAAGGCGACTAATACAACTGCTACGATTGTTTTAGCGTCCATTACTCATTGTCCTCCTTCTTCTTTTTTCTGTACGCAACAACGGCTGTGCCGACAATACCGAGGGCAGAAAGTCCCGCAAGTGCCGTCCACAATCCCACATTGCTGTTATCTCCGGTCTTTGGTGTGTCTCTCAGCTCATTGTGCATTTCCACAACGGTAGTAGAGCCGACCTTTACGGTTGCAATCTTATCCGCAGGAAGCACATAGGAAGCAGAAACACTATCCTGAACCTCGGAAATGGTGTAATCGCCGATACGAAGTCCCTCGATAATGATTTCGCCGTTCTTATTGGTCGTAAAGGTACGGTCGTAGCCGTTTGCTCCCGTTACCCTGAAGGTGAAACCTTCAACCTTTCCGTCAGAAGATGTCTTGACGATTTTCAGGTTTCCTTTCATAGCTGTGTTAATGAAGCCGACGCCGGCTTTGTTTTCTACTTCGTAGGTAGTTTCATCTTCTTCAATGAAAACTGAGTACACGCCCTTATCAAGCTCAAAGCCCTCCGGTGCTTTGGTTTCTCTTACAAGGTATTTTCCGTAAAGAAGCTCCTTCATCTCGTAAATACCCGTAGTTGTTTCTGTCAGAGTACCGATAAGCTCGTCGCCGTCGTCCAATTTGCCGTCTCCGTTTACATCTTTGTAAACCTCAAAGGTCGCACCTGTCAGCTTGTTGTCCGGGTAATCTTCATCTACCTTAGTCAACTTGATGTTGCCGTGAACATACTCATTGACGATTTCGACCTCAATTGCCTGAGCGACCTCGGAGATTTTAACTTCATAAGAAGTTTCATCAAGCACGAAGCCCTCCGGCTGCTCGATTTCTCTTACAAGCCAGTTGCCATACGGTACTTTGTCAAAAGAAAAGCTACCGTCATTTTCAGAGGTAGCAGTCATCAAAGCATTTTCTTTTGTAAACTCGGTTTCATCAGCCTTAAACAGACCGATTACAGCACCTCCCAGTGCTTCGCCGTTTTCGGTAATCTTCTTACCGGAGACAGAACCGTAAATGAGCTTGTTCTCAATAGCTTTTCCGTCGTTGACCGCAATCTCAACATTTGCGGTATCCTGACCGGCATAGCTGAAAGTGAACGGATACTTGGCGTCGGAGAGAATATAATGCTCATCGGTGGCAAGCTCCTTAACATAGTAGCTTCCGAAAGGAATGTCGGTTTTGATAACAGCCTTACCGTTTTCGGAAAGAGAGATAATCTCAATCAGACCGTCTGCCGGGATAGAAGTACCGCTTGCAGAAACAAGTTCTTCGGCGGCAAAAAGTCCGAAACTGATATTCTTCATTTCATCGCCGTTACCGATGTTGAAGATGTCGTTCTTTTCAATAGTCTTTTCAAGACTTACCGTAACCTTTTGTCTCTCGTTTACGAAACTGGTTGCGGTTTCAGTTACGGCAACTTCCTGACCTGCGTAAGTCAGCTCGACCTCGTGTGCTTCCTTGTTGATAACCATACCCTCCGGTGCGGTGATTTCGACCACCATATATCTGCCGAGGTAAAGTTCCTTGCTCTTGGCAAGTCCGTTTTCGTCTGTGGTAACAGTATCTACGACCTCGCCCTTTGCATAACGGAGTGTTCCGTCAGGAGTGATAATATCTTCTGCTGCGGTAATCTCATAAACCGCACCTGCAAGACCTTTCATTTCATAGACAGGCTGATAAATCACATCGGCATTTTCCTCTCCGGAGATATTTACCCCTGAGAATACCTCGCCGGTCTTTTCAATGCTGACAGTACCTTTCTGTGCCATATTAGGTTTATCGACCTTAATCACGGTAATACCACCCTCATCGGAAGAATTTTCCTCAGCCACATCAAAGTACACCGGTGTGCTGTCAAGCACATATCCGTAAGGAGCCTGAACTTCTACAAGAGAATATCCCTTGCCGTATTCCAGTTTTTCCGGTGTCACAAGCTGTCCGTTTGCGTCGGTGTAGAAAGTATCAATCGTTGTCGGAGTAGGATAAGTGAAGGTCATTGTTACCTGATTACCGTCAGGGTCAAAGATTTTGAAGCCTGCACCGGCATACGGAATGTTTTTACCGCTTTCTGCGTCCACCTTGACAACCTTGATATAGCTTTCAAAGTTTGCGTTGTTGATAAGATAGCGGTAGGTCTGTCCGTCCTGAGCAATGAACACATCAAAGTCCTTCATCAGCTCACGACCTTCCCAGCCTGCGGTCTGATGAACAGTATATACGCCGTAAGGCATATCCTTTGTCTGCCCGAAACCGTTTTCATCACAGACAATGACATCTCTTTCATCTTCTTCTGCTGCGTCAAAACTGCCGGAAGATTTCAGATAGATTTCAAAGGTTGCACCGTTTTCGGGTGTTTCAATCTGAGTTTCGCCGTCATCGGTATGCTTGATGATAGCGATATTGCCTTTCATAACCTGTTCGGTAACATCATTTGCGGTCTGATTGTGTTCCACCGTATAAAGCTGCGGTTCTGCACCGACCTTATGAATTGTGGTATCAAGCAGATAGCCCTCGGACGGAGTGATTTCACGGATTGTCCAGTCATCATCACAGATATATTCCTTTGTGGTAAACTGCCCGTTCTTATCCGTAACATATTTGTCCACAAGGGTTTCGCCCTTAAAAATGCCGTAAACTGCTCCGGCAAGGGTAGCGTCGCCCTGTGGTGTGCCTTCCTCTCGGTCGCTCTTTGTTACGGTTACGCTGAACTTTTTGAGAATGTTCGTGAAGTTTCTTGTGGTTACTTCTTTCCAGTTAATCGGTGCGGTCTGATTTGCAGGCACAACATAACGGATTGCGGTATCCACTTCCTCAATGGTGTATGGGGTAGTGCCGCTGATAAGCACATCATCAAAAGAAGCAACACCGTTTTTGTCTGTTACGGCATACTCATCGACCTCAATACCGGCAAGCGAAGTTCCGTAAAGGTGGAAAGTTACACCCTCGACCAGATTATCCTCCGAAGATTTGATAACCTGAAGATTACCTCTCTTGAGAACATTATTGAAGTTGACCTTTGCCACCTGACCGGCAACAACAGTTACTCTGTGAACCTCCTGCGGAACATATTTGTCGATAGACTGCTCTGTGACCGTATAAACACCGGGCATAAGGTTATCCAGTTGGAATTTACCGCCGTTTGCAGTCGTTACAGTCTGATTGACACCGTTACCGCTGATGGTAAACTGAATGCCGTCAACCTTTCCGTCCTCACTTGTCTTTACAATCTGACAAGAGCCGTAGCTTACCTTCATTTTGACAAATCCGCTGACAGGGTCGCTGACCTCCTGAGCATAAGTGACCACATCCTGAATGCCGTTGCCATTCTGATGGATACCGTCAGACCATACGACAACACCTCTGCGGACACCGTTCTTTTTTGCGGCTGTGATGGTAAATTCCTTGCTCGGAGCTTTATCCATCGAAACAGTCAATTTGTTTCCGCTGACAGAGAAAGAAACACCGTCAATATTTGCCGAGAAATTGTAATTACCAAGCACACCGTTTGTGTCGGTGAGAGTAGCAACATACTTGCTTCCGTTCCATTCAAGCTCGTTCACCTTGGCAGAACCACTTGACCTTGTGCAGAAGCTCGGTACTTTGGTGTGATTCTGAACGCTTGTTACCATACTGTTGTAGTATGACAAGATTTTACTGCGGAGTGGGTGTGCAGAGCTTACACATTCAAGCACGGCATTGTACCCGCCGGTAGAAACGTGATTGAAGCCTGCGTCTCTTTCGCCGACAATCGTTTCCCAAATCAAAATCTGAGTGGCATAAGCGTGTGCGATACAATTAGCGTCGCCTTCATTCTGCGACTTCCAGCTTGTCGAAATACCTCCACGATAGCCGTACTGTAAGATACGACCGATAAGCAAGCGGATATCATCGCCGGAAATCGTACCGTTCGGACTGATGTTGTTGAAAAAGTTCTCGTCCTTTTCGGTGAGGGTATCGCCAGTCCGCTGACTTGTACCCGGTTCAATACAGTAAGCGATATTACCCGAATACGAACCCATCGCACGAAGTCCCGTATATTTTGTGGACAAGCCTTTCCAACCGTTTATATAGTTGAGATTGCCGTGTCCCCATTCGCCGTTGTTATTGGTATCTCCGCTTCGGGGATAATCGACGAGGTACACATCGGCTTTTTCTCCTACGGCTGCAAAGGCTGTCGTTGCCCCAATGCCCATAAAAGCAGTAAGGCTCATAACCGCCGCCAACATAAGCGAAACGGCTTTCTTGATTTTTGTTTTAACCATTGCGTTTTCCTCCTTGAAATGCAAAAACGCACCGATTTTACTCAGTGCGTCCGCTTAAAATTTATTTTGTTTTAGCAGTAGCCGATATAGATGTTGTACTCCGTATCGGATAGCTTTTCTGTCCATATCCACACAGCGGTAAAGCCTTCGCTGTTCTTGTATCGGTTCAGTCTGCTTTCAATATCAGACTTGATACCGCTTCGGTTAGGATTTGCGGATATGGGATTGTCCCAACATTCTGTCGCCGTGCTGTCAAGAGAAAGCCCTATGCTCACCGCATACTCTTTTGCGTAACTTACATAAGGGCTGACATCAAATGTCTGCTTGGGCGGCTCTGTCGGTTTCGGTTCTGCCGGCTTCTCTGTCGGCTTTTCAACCGGCTTTGGTTCGGCAGTTGTCTGTTCTTTTGGCTGTTCCGGTTGTTTTTCGGGTTCAGCCTGCGTGGTTGTCTGCTTCGGTGGCTCTGCCTTTGGCTTTTCAGTTGCAGGAGTATCAGCCGTTTTATATTCCGCCGGTTTTGTCTGAACAGTTGCAACCGTCTGGCTTTTAGCGGTTGACTGGCTTTCTTCTGCCGTAATCGGTGTTTCTTCCTGAACTGCCGTGCTTTCCGGTTCTTCTGCCGTATCTTCCTGAGAATTTGTTTCGGTATTACCAGCCGGAAAAGAAGTCTCTGTTTTCGTTATCTCCTGTGCAGCTTCTTTTGCTGTGTTACCGGTACAACCTACGAGGAAAATCATCAGGCAGGCAAGAACACAAGGTATCAGCCTGTTTTTCATATCCATCGCCCCTTTCTGCCTTAATCGTAATCAAAACCGTTCAAAACATCAAAGGTGCGATTGGCTGAACTTTTTATCGTAGCAGACATTTTGCTTTTGCTCCAAATGTGCGAACCCTTATATAGACAGCTATATGTTATTAGAGATAGATATACTCAAGGGAGATAGAGTATATTTTTCAGCAGGTTAATAGCCGGTATATATAGGGGTTAGAGTGTGAGAAAGGGGGAAGGCTATCGGCTGTCACGGTCGGCTCTGCTTCGCAGAAACTTGTTGTAATGCTCCAATGCCTTGCACACAAAATCCTCTGTTTGGCTTATGGGAATGTTCTTCGGGATAAGCTGTCGAACCCTGTCGCCCCTCAAAACAATTTTCTCCCTTTGGTTTGGTTTTTCCTCCGACATAATCGCTTGGATTGCTTCGGTTGTGAGCTTGCCCTCCTCAAAGAACTTTCGCATACGGATTGTTTGGTCGTGGGACGGGGTTGCATCGTTCAGGTCGATTTCATCAACCACATCACGCTGACTGTCCTCATCGAGAAAAGACAATTCAACCGCCGGTCGCATTTTAATTCGCCCCTCATCAACATAATCCAAAAGTTCGGGAACAAGGTTGGTAAGGCGAATATACCTGTGAATCTGATTTCGGCTGTCGCCACATTCTTGAGCAAGCTCGTCAGAAGTTCTCAACTTTGTCCCCACTGGGGACGAAGTTAAATCCGTGCGTTCTCCTTGCCTTTTCATCGCTTCCAAACGCATTTTGTAGGCATAGGCTTTTTCTGAGGGAAGTATCTGCGACCTTTGATAGTTGCTCTCAACCATTAAAATCGTGGCTTCGTCTCGGTTCAGGTCAACGACTTCACAGCGGAGCGTATCAAACCCGGCAAGCTCACAAGCTCGCTTTCGTCTGTGTCCTGAAATGAGTTCGTATCTGCCGTCCTCTTTTTGCCTTACCGTTGCCGGAGTGATTACCCCTCGTTCCTTGATACTCTCTATGAGCTGTGCCATATCCTCGTCATCACGCACCTTAAAAGGGTGGTCGGGGAAATCGTCAATTTCAGTCAAGGGAATATCTCGGATTTTTGAAAGTTTTTCTTCATCTCTCTGTTCCTGCGTTGAGAATAAGTCATCGAGCTTCGTGAGAGTGAAGTCGCTCTTTCTTCCTGCCATCGGCTAACACCTCCTTTGTAAATTCGGTGTACGCCTTTGACACCGTACTGTTGGGTTCGTAGGCAAAAATGCTCTTGCCTTTGGAAGAAGTCTCTGCGGCTTTTACGGCAATCGGGATATATGTTCTATACATCTTGATTTGACTACCGAAGTTCTCTCTCAGAGCTTCTACCGTGCTTTTGGCGAGGTTGGTACGGCTATCCACCAAAGTGAGAAGCATACCGTCAATCTTCAAGCTCGGATTGATACGCTTCTTTACTCGTGAAATGGTCTGAACAAGCTGCGTCATTCCTTTTGCCGGTAAATACTGAGCCTGAACAGGAATAATAACGCTGTCTGCCGCAGATAGCGCATTGATTGTTACCATTCCGAGGGAAGGCATACAATCAATAAGTACATAATCGTATTTGTCCTTCACTTCGCTGAGATAATTTCTCAATGCCGTCTCTCTGCTCATTGCGTTGACAAGGTTAAATTCCATTGCTGAAAGCTCAAGGTTTGCCGGAACAAGGTCAACACCTTCGTCGTGGTGCAGAATACCGACCGTAGGGTCATTCATCGTTTCGTTTATGACATCTGTGAGTTTCGTTGCAAGCGTGATACCCAAGTTATCCGTATCCTGCCAGCCGAGACAAGTGGTTAAGTCGCCCTGTGGGTCTGCGTCTATGAGCAACACTTTCTTTCCCTGCATTGCAAGACCGACGCCGAGGTTTACCGTAGTGGTCGTCTTTCCAACTCCGCCTTTTTGATTGCATATCGCAATCGTTTTGCAGTTCGACACTTTGTGCGTCCTCCTTTCGTAAAATTCATAGCCATCGCAGTATGGCTATGTACTTGACCGGCTCATTTCCTAACCGGTCGGGCAATATTTGTTCTCAACACCCCTTGCCGAGCAAAAAGCTCACGGGAAGTCACTAAGGAACAGACTGCTAATCTGTATCATAGGAATTTCACCTCTGCCGGGTACTCCGCCAGCTCCGTAGAGAAGTATCATTATCCTTCTGACTGTCATCGCCGTAACAGGGGCAACCTATTACTTATACCGGGATTTCTCGCTGTTCTGCAATGCAGAAGTCACGGCGTACCCGATAAGGTGGCTAAAATCATCAGAATTAAAGTCTTAGTGAATGATTTATTCAGTTGTCAAAATACAAGTGAAAGAGCTGACCTTTTCGTGGTTCGGAATTAACCCCTTCACTCATTTGGACAAAGGGGGTCAAAATGCACACCCAAAATCACCCCTTTTTCAAAAATTTCTTGAAAAAATTTTTTTAGAAACAAAAAAGCCGCCTATTTTCCTCGTAACTGAGGTCAATAGACGGCGGGTAGAATTATTCATAGTTTGTTGAACAAAACATATAATCAAAGACCGCTTACATCGTGTAGGCGGTCTCTTTTTGTGTTTAGAAATATTTGATTTTGACCTTTCTTTTCTTGGCTGAAAGCACCTTGCAGAGAACATCGTCAACTCCGTCGGTGTATCTGCCTTGTGCTATCAGGCTGTTCTTCAAACGGATAAGTGATTGTATCACTCTGCTGTATTCGTCATCATTAAGATAGATATGGAACTTTTCTTCTCTCACAGGCGCTTCCTCCATTCATTGAATTTTGCTCTGATTACCGAAACATCTGCTTTGACATCAGAATAAATAAAGATATGTACGCTTTTGAAAACTGCTTTTACTCTGTCGGCATACTCCGCTTCCGTTTCGGTTGTCTTAAAAGGGAGCTTTACAAGTTTAATATTTCGCTGCTTGCATAAGTGGCTTTTGAGAACCTCCATCTGTTCTGAGCCGCTCGTAAATTCTATCGCCAGCTTTTCTGACGGAATGTAGGTTTCAAGGGGTATTCCTAATAGTTTATCCGAACCGAGCTGTACCTTTAATCCTTTTTGATTGGCGTAATAGGCGACCGCCAAGCCGGGGAACACGGAGCGATATTCTTTTTCGCACACAGTGCATTTTTCTCCGATAATTGTTCTATCGCTGATTTTTGCTTTCCAAGAGTGTCCCAGTGAACATTTCCACCACACTCTTTTCATCGACCTTCTTGACACTTGTGTCGGGAGCAGAGAGTTTTTTTCGTAATCCCATTCAGCAAGCAGTTTCCTGTCCGTTGTGGCTAAATCATTGTATCCTGCAAGAACTGTCCTGTCCGCACAAACCGGGCATACTGTTCCTTTTACACGAGCATTGATAACGGACTTCCACTCATTGCCACAGGTCTTACACTTCCACCAAACATTGTGTCTTGATTTTGCGTTTACCTCATCAGGCATTAGGGGATAATTTCTTTCTGACCACTCAGCCGCAAGTTCAGGGTGCGTAGTCGCCAAGTCATTAAATCCTTTGAGCAATGTATATCCGCTGCAATACGGACATCTGCTCCCACCGGCACGGGTTGAAATAAGAGTGTACCACTCGTTTCCGCAATCTCTGCATTTCCACCAAGCCTTACTGTTTGCAAAGGCTGTTACCATTGTAGGCAGCAACGGAAGATTTCTGTCAGACCATTCAGCAGCAATATCGGGATACTGCGAAGCAAGGTCATTGAATCCGGCAAGGACTTTATTGTGTGAGCAGTATGGACAGCCTGTACCGTTTACCGTTCTGCTTTTAACGCTTGCTTCCCATTCGTGTCCGTGTTTGCATTTCCAAATAATCTTCTTATGAGAAGCGACAGATACCTCGGTAGGCTTTAATTTGTTCTTTTTAGACCACTCCTGAGCCAACAGGGGCTTCAATGTGGCTAAATCATTGATACCCTCTATTACTCTCGCTCCTGAGCATATCGGGCATTTCTCGCCCTTTGAACGAGCTTTAACGCTCGTTTCCCATTCGTGTCCGCAAGCGCCTTTCCACCACACTCTTTTATTTGAACCGAAGGTTATCTTATCAGGCGTCAGCGGTAAATTCCTCTCTGACCATTCAGGAATTAGCTCCGGGTGAACGCTTGCTAAACTGTTGTTCATAGTATAACCACCCCTTCCTCTGTGATTATCCTCATTATATTGAGAAAAACAGGATTGGTGTAGTTTGCGATGTAGTCCGAAAACTATGAGAAATGAAAGAAGCTCCTGAGAAGCAGTAACTTCTCAGGAGCTGTGTGAAACTTAAAATTATGCGATTTTTTAGTCTCTGCACCGTTTTTAGCACCGATTGGTGTAAATTTGGTGTAAAGAGGTAAATTTATTTGATTTTGAAAGTCCCGAAACCCGCATAACTACTGGGTTTTTCTGAAATTTGTTAGTCCAAAGGCTTCATTGTCGGGATTAGTTCCGAAATCTCACGCAACATCTTATAAGTTCTCAAAAGTCCCTATTTTCAAGGGTTTCTGAGACCACTTTCTATTAAATGTTCCCGCAACTCTTTATAACTTCGCGGTCATTTGTCGTAAATTTTGTCGTAAATTCATTACGAGATTCGGAATGCTCCTTCGAGCGCCGCGAACGTCTGCAGCTTCTTCTCTTTTGTGGCCTCATTGTAGACATCCATCGTTGTCTCAACATTGCGGTGCCCCATAATTTCTTGGATTACTTTGATGTTGGATTCGTTTTCGCAGAGTCTCGTGCAGAACGTGTGCCGCAGGTTGTGACAGCTAAAGTGTGGCAGAAGCACCGGCTCTCGGTTCTCTGTGGAGGCTCTTTCTTCTTCATCCAGATTTGCATCCCGTATGATTCGCTTTATCGCACGGTTGATTACGTGAGGGTTCAAAGCCTCGTCAAAGCGGTTGCGGAAGATGAAGTTAGTGTATCCGTCAATTACAAACGTGTTGAAGCCGTCTTCCTTCTGACGCGCATACTCGGCAAGCAGCGCCTCCTTGACATCACTAAACATCGGTATTATCCGTGTACCTGCCTTTGTCTTCGGAGTCGTGATGTGGAACTCGCAAACCACGGATTCTTCCTGTACACGATAGACGAGGTTGTGGTTGATGTCAATGATGTTATTCTCGAAGTCGCAGTCTTCCCATCGCAGCCCAACGATTTCTCCGATACGAGCGCCAGTCCCAAGCATCACTGTAAAAAGCGTCATCCAGTGCTTGTACACCTTATGACCAGACACGAACTCTACGAACCTCTCCTGCTGCGGAACCGTGAGGGCATGTCGCTTCGGCTTCTCCCAGTCATGGCTTCGCTTGATTTCAGCAATAATGCCTTCTGTCGGGTTCGTCCTGATATATCCGTCTCGCACAGCCATATTGAAGACTGGGTGCAGAATTGTCTGGATTATTTCAACGGAGTTCGGCTTAAATCCAATGTCCTTGATGAGATGGATGTAGAACTTCTTTATATCGCTGTACTTGATGCTGGCAATCTTTTTAGTACCGAGGCCGTCACGAACATACTTCTTGTACATGTACTTGTAGTTCGTTCGCGTTGATGGTTTCAGCTCATACTTGGTACTGATGTAATCGTCGTAAAAGTCGTTCAGGTTTGTCTTGGTGCCAGAGTGTGTATCAATGCCGTCGTCTATGTCTCTGCACAGGCGCTTCTCCATATCACGGAGCGGTTCACACTGTCTCTTGCCCGGTGGCAGTTTATCGGTTGATACGAGCTTCCAGCTATACGCACTTCGGCGAACGCCCTTCGCATCTGTATACTTGAACTCATACTTACCGTCCTGTCTTTGGCTCTCACTGTTCCGAAGAACTCTGCCTTTATTGTCTCGTCTCTTTTCGTTCACGCTGGCTCCTCTCTGAAAAGCGATGACAGGCATAATTATTATACCTCTTCATCGTGTTAAAGTCAAATGGCATTTATGCTGTCAATCATCTTTCCAAACATAATTCTCTTTATCTGTGGCCTGTTGCCATTCCACAGTATGTATTCCGCGTCTGGGTGTTCATTGACGAGCTGTCTGAGCTTGTTTTCTCCGATTCTAAAATACGCTGCCGCCTCCTCTACCGTCAACGTGTACTTCTCCCAAATTGGTACTTGAGGATGAGGAGGAGAAGACCGGGAGTGGGGCGAGTGTGTAACCCACCCCTCCATCGTGTCAGTCATTGAATAAGCTGAGCTGTTCATACTCAGGCTCCTTCGTAGCAAAAGATGATGTGCCCGTACTGCCAAAGCCTCCGGCTCCACGAACCGTCTCATTGAGCTCGTCCACCTCGCAGAACTCCACAGGCAGATACGGGATGAGCACAAGCTGCGCAATCCGCTCTCCGTCGCCAAATGTCTGCTTTGTATCAGTGTCGTTATGTAATGCGACGATGATTTCTCCGCGATAGTCGGAGTCAACAACGCCAACACAGTTTGCCGGGCGCAGCCCTTTGTTGGTAGCGAGCCCGCTTCTGGCGAAGATTGCACCGAAATACCCCTCCGGGATTTCAACGGCGATGCCCGTGTCTACCTTCACCGTCTGATTGGGCTGGATGGTGTAGCCGCCTCTGTGATTGAGGCAGGCGTATAAGTCACAACCGGCTGCACTCGCAGAACTACGAGCCGGGATGATGGCGTTTTCACGCAGTTTCTTGATGTTTACCTTCATTATTTCTCCTGCTCCTTTATTTCACGATATTCTGCAAGGAAATCTGCCACGGCGTCATATTCCTCGTCGCTCAAATCTTCCATAAAGATGTTTGTGTTCTTGCGGATATATCCGACTTGTGAAAGAAATGCGTTAAGCTGTTCGCCTATCACGCTCAGCTCTGTATCGCCGAGGTCTGTGTATACTTCGACTTTTGAAGTGCTGTCATATGAGTTACCGAATTCATTTTCAAAATGGAATCCGATTGTGATTTTGCTGTTCTCCATATGTATCTCCTTAAAATCTTGGGCGTGGTCTGTTGTTAAACAGGTATACTATAATCGCGGTGTACATTGCGACTACCACTATGAATTCGAGAGCGTTCATTGTTCGGCTCCTGTATGTATTTTCCGAAAGCAGAATATCTTTTCGGAATTGTCCACCATTCCAAGTTGGGCGTGTGGGCGTTTGTGGTTTCTTAATCTCTCAACGGCGAACAGTTCAAAACCGCATTGCTCCGCAATCCGATTCACGTCGTCTTCGAGCTTGTAGCGTCCGAGGTTCTTCACATTGATGCAGAATACGCCATCTGGAATCAGATACTCGTGAATATTTTGGATGGTTGGAAGTAGATATGTATTCAGCCATTCCTGATATGCCATTCCTGGCTTATAGGATTGTTCTCCTATGATGTAATCTTCCTCGTCGAAGTACGGAGGGCTGCTAAATGCAAGGCCAATCCTCCCACCCCATGCGGCGACAAGTCGCTCGCTGCCTTGTGTGCGGATATCGATATCTACGCTGCTATGCGTTGTGCTTGCGTAGTCGGCTGCCATCTGTTTGAGTCTGTCCACAAGCAGGTAGTTTGGGTCTGTCCCGCAATACTTCACTCCGTTGCGAATTGCCCCAAGCATTCTGCTTCCCCAGCCACAGGAGAAGTCGTACACGACTCCGTTGCGGTTGTACTTTTTAATAAGCATATCAACCGTCTCCATCGGGAAGTTCGACGCAGAAGCCCAGACACAGCCTGAGCCACCAATACGGCACACGGTTTCGAGGTTCTTGACAACATCCTTGCTGTTATACACTTTGGGGTTTGACAGTGACTTGCCGTACAGGAATCCAACAAGCTCCTTGGATGAGAATACTTCTTCCATCGAGAATTTTGACTTTCTTTTCTTCGTCTTCTCCATCAGGTCTTTGACATAAAACTTCGTCACCAGCCCGTTTGCACATTTCCCATCTGCAATCGCAAGGAACTGCTTTTGGACTTCTTCAAATGGCGGTTTCTTATAGTGTTCTCTGCGGATTTGTTCAAACTCCTCGTCACTGACTTCCCGATAGAACTTTGTTTCAAACGTCTTACCGTTGAACTCTATCAGCTTTGTTATAGACATCAGCTCCTCGCAGTTCTTATTTTTGACTTGATGTGATAAAAGTAATGTTTTACATCGGCGTATTTACTCTTTATCCAGTATCGCAGGATGTACCAACACTGTTCCGTGTATGTAACTTTGCGGTATGCCACGATTACTCCTTGACGGCAATCCACAGCCCACAGTGGCAGGCGCCGGGTTCGTTATTCGCTACCTGCTCTCGGAAAGATGCGCACTGGCATTTTGTGTTTGCGTCCTTAACAAGTTGGCACGGGCAGTAGCCGTTATTCTCTTTCAGGCGCTTCTTAATGTCCTTCGCATACTCTTTATCCGGGTTCTGAATGACTTTCACGATATTTCCTCCGCGTATTGGTTGGGCGAGGCGAGGTAAACACCAAGCACCTCGTCGTAGTGTTTTTCTTGGTTTGGAACGAACCGCCCAAACTTAATGATGATGTTCGGATACTCTCTTAGAGCTTCAATTAGAGGTGACGGAACCTCCTCTTTATTACAGCCGGTGTAGATTACAACTGTATCATTGCAGTGATACTGATTTCGCAGGTTTCTTACGAATGCGTACAGTTCAGTAAACTGCTCGAATGGCTCAAGTCCTGCAAATACGATTGCTTTCGTAATCGGGTTGTTGAGGTATCTCTTAATGATAGAATCGTCTGCGATGTACATAGAGCTTTGCTTGGCGAGGGCGCTGTTTTGGCAACAGCTCACCCCGCTTTCTCTATCGCACTTAAAGTCACAGACGCTCGTACAGATGTACATGGACGGGTGTTTGTAGTTCACAAAGTCCTCATCTGTGATTCCTTTGATTCGCATTACTGCATCACTCCGTCATTTGCAAGGACATTCATCCACCGGCGCTTGTCAAACTCGTTTTTACGAATCCGCTGATAGCTGCTCGTCGGCGTGTAAAACCCCACAACTCTTGCATATGTATCAGCAATCGGTTCACCGCACACAGGGCATCTCTGCTCACTGATGAAGGCGTGTCTGCTCTTGCAGACGCTAATCTTCGTTGTGAACGCGAAGTAGATAACACCCTGAGAGGCAACAAAGTTCAGCATCTCCCACGCCGTTTCCTCGTTCGGGAAGCGGTTTTCGATATTGATATGAGCGATGCAACCGCCGCCGCACTTCTTATCGAAGAGGTTACCAAGACGGCACTTCTCTTGGATGGTGCATTTCTCCATCAGCGGAATCCACTGGTTGGAGTAGATGAAGTATTTGTTCTGCTCGAACAGCAGATTGTCCGCCTGACAGATAACACCGGCGCAGTTCTCAGCTGGAATCATCTCAATGTTGAACGAGAAGTCGCACTCAAAGTTGTCCTTCACCTCGTTCATGGCGTCCAGAATCTGTGTGGCGAACTCTACCGCTTCGTCAGAGTAACTCTTACAGCCAAGCTCGTCGGTATTGATGAGCCCGAACAAATCCATCACCTCGTACATACCGATGCCGCCGACTGTGCAGAACTGCTTATCCAGCTCCACAGCTCCGTCCTGATAGTTTGGCAGGAGCCCCTTCTCGATGTTGCGCTGGATAATGTGGCGCATGGAAGTCAGAGCCTTGCAGTCCAGCAGGACACGTTCACGCAGGATTTTCAGATACTTCTTTTGGTTGAACCCGCTTTCGTATGCGATACGAACCAGATTGATTGTGCTGACGCGGCAGGAACCAACCGACAGAGCCGTACCGCCGATGGAGTTGATGAATGCGTCCAGCTTCTTGGTGTCGCTCAGAAGACGGCAGCAGTTGGAAAGCACGCCGACGTTATCGCTGACGAAGAAGTTCGAATCGCTCCAACGGATATTATGTTTGGAGCACCAACGAGCGAAGTCTTCATCTTGGAACGCTCCGTTCTGATACAGGAGTGAGTATGTAAGGACGGGGTATGTGAACATATTCGTTTCACGAATCTCGCTCACAACCTCCATGAACACCTTCTGGCACTCAATTAAGTCCTCGATGTGGTCGATTGCGAATGTGCCGTCCGGGAACTCAACACCGCCGAACAGAGATTCAAGATACGGCCTATCAAAGATGGACACGTTTGTGAATGCGCTCTGGTCGATTCTAAGGAACGGCTGGTTGAGACGATAGATGAACTTCTGGAACTGCTGACGCAGATAGTAGTCCGGGTTCTTCATGTAGTACCCATTCTCAACGTCCTTCTGCCAGAAGTACCACGCCCAGACGATGACGTTCGGCATACCAACCGCACCGCTCTGGCGGTTTGACAGGAACGACACGAACTCAATGACATCATCGAAGTATGTAGTGAGGTGTTTCGGCCCCTCGTTGTTGTAGCGCCTTGAACGGCCATCGTTCAGGAAGAATAAGCCCTCTGTGGCGAGCCGAGTAAAGTCGTTTGCCCAGCAGTACGGGAAGTAGCTTGCTGTTGTGCTGTCGTTGAGATAGAAGCCTCTGCTGAACTCCTGCTCAAACCACTGCTTGGCCGTGCGAAGTCCCCAACGCTTCTTAATCTCCATGAAAATCTTGTTCAGGCCGAAGAGCTTATCCTCGCTCTTGCCCTTTTCTGTCATAAAACTGCGAATATCTTTGTGGTTCGCATTCGCATTCGGGTCGATGCTCGAATCTGCAAGCGTGTCCTTATCGACGAAGTTGTCGATGAACTCGGAGAAGTCTAACTGACTTGGGTGTAAGCCGTTGATGAGCTCGAAATCCTCGCCGTACTTCTTCTTCATGTCTTCGAGACAGCGCTCAAAATCCTTGGAAAGCTTTAACTGAATTTCCATATTTCCTCCACCATTACTGATTGTTGAGCCAAGCTACGGACTCAGTAAAGTTCTTCAGCTCGTCTCCAATGCCAAGCACTGGAACTGTCATAATGCCCAGTGCAAGCATTTCATCTACGGAATTGTTCTCCGTATATTTGATACCCTTTTCCTTAAGTTTCTTCTTCAGAACAGAACACCGTGGACACCCGGTTGAATAGAGAATTACTGTTTCTGCCACCTCTTATACCCTTTCTGCGAATTGTCTTATCGTGTCGTATACCTCAAGCCACGAGTAGACACGAACCATTCCAAACCTCTGTGCGTCGAAATCACGATTGTGCGGCGAGTCCATAAGTATTTTCAGATACTGCCCTCCAATGTGATTGTGTGGTGCGTCGTCTACCAGAACGTCGCCGCGAATCATCTGCTTATTGTTCGTGACAATGACGTGATTCCAATCCAAAAATGGGAAGTATTTGAAGAGCACCTCGTCCATCTTCGTCTTCAGCGTCTGGTAGTTGGAGCTTGTGACTATGTATACCTCATGGCCTTCGTCAATCAGCTTCTCCAATAGTTCTGCGGCGTAAGGAAGCGGTTCGATTCTTCGCCACATCTCATCGTCGTACAGAGGGGAATATACTTGTTTACTTGTCAGGGATGGGTACGCGAGGGATAAATCCCAATCGCGTACATCATCCGTCTTAACCCGCAGTCCATATCGCTCATTCAGGTAGGCAACCCATACGCTCAAAAGATTTTCAATGGTGTCATCCATGTCAACGAGGATTGTAAGTTTCTTCATTTCAGTCCAACAGGTCGGCCATAGCCGCCGTTTCGCTCCTTTCAGTCTTGAGCAGCTTGACATATCCGAAGCGCGGATGCCCTTTGAGTTTATCTACGGCAACCATCAATCCGCTGTTCTTGCGGAACACCTCTGCGTCGCACTGCTTGAAATCTCCGTTAATCCACAGGGCTGAGCCTTCGCCGACACGTCCGAGCAGGAGCTGAACGTGCTCTTTCGTCATATTCTCAGCCTCCGAGCAGATGATGATTGAGTTCTTGATATCTCTGCCGCGCATAAATCCGAGGTGAACAATCTCGATTTGTCCGTGGCTAATCATCAAACTCAAGCCGTCAATACCTCCGAGGTGGTCTGCCATCGGCATGGCGAACGGCATCATCTTTTCGTTGTAGCTACCGGGGAGGAAGCCAATCGGCTTCGAGTTCTTGACTTCGATGTTGTTGCGAACGTAGACGATTTTCTCGAACTTGTTATGTTCGAGCAGGTCTGTCGCTGCCGCACACATTAAGAAGTCTTTGCCGGTGCCGAACTTTCCTGTGATGATTTTTACGGTAATGTCGCTGTTATATAGAAGGTCGAGCGCCATCTGCTGTTGGATGTTCCGTGGCTTCACCGTTCCAAGGAACCGCCCCTTGACGGTTTTGTACGGAACTTTCAGCAGACGTTCACCGTTACTTCTGAACAACCCGATGTTATTGCCTTGTGCGTCGTTCGCTACAAGGTACTGATTCGTTACACAACCAAACGTATTGTGTAAGTCAGGCTGGAAAAGGGAGGTTATCTCTTCGTCATTCAGAGAAACTTCCTTAAAGCCGAGATACTCGTCCATAGGAGCCTCCTTAAATTACAGAATCGATATCGCAGTCTTCGCCAATGATGTAGTCTACAAATCCCTTCTCCTTGGCCTCATCCGCAAACAGATACCACTCGACACGCAGCTTGCTGTCGTACTCTGAGCTCGTAACCTTACTGCGGGAGAGGATGTACTGCTTAACACGTTCTTCAACCTTGCGGTTAAACTCCATCTGGTCTTGCGCTTTTGCGCCGGAGTTGTACACGAAGTTGGAACCATCGTGCATCAGATACTTGGCATTCTTTGTTGCGAAGCGCTTATGCCCCGCCAAGCCGATTAAGAAGCCCATGCTGTACTGGTATCCGAGGTTAATGGTGTACACAGGAGTCTTACTGCTCTGAATAACGTCGATAAGCTCGAACCCGGAATCAACTTCGCCTCCGTTGGAAACAACATAAAGCAGAATCGGGACGCGGATATCGGGTGCTTTACCCCTGTCTTCCTTGTTGAACTGAAGGATGTGCTTCGCAATGTCCGCAATGGACATCTGGTCAATCTCCGAGTTCAGAAACAGCTTGCGCTGCTTTAAGTCTTGCAGGTAGAAGATTTCGTCAACTAAGCCGCCTTCTACGAGTGCCTGTCCAATATCGATTTCGATATCGTAATAACCCTTAGCCTTTGTATCCATAGACATACTCCTTCATATAGTTGGTAATCAGCGCGTCCAAATCGGTCAACGTACCATCATTGACGACTGTGAAATCCGGCGTCACATCGTCGAGCGCAGTCTCAGACGGATGCTTTTGCTGCTCCGGCGTAAGCGGACTGATGAAATTGGGACGCACAACACGCAGATGCCGAACATCGAATCCTTTCTGTTTCAGCTTGTCTATCTCGTTCGGGAAACGGGAATCCGGGATAATCACGTAGTCCCATGCACTGTCGAACAGTGTGAGGATTGATACGATAAAATCCACCCAGAAGTCAGGCGCCTTCTGCCTTACAACATCTGTTCCAACGTACTGGAGAATATGTCTGCCGCGTTCGTCCTTCTCTCCATTCCAACCGAAGTATGTGCGGCATATGTATTTGAGTAAATCTGCGTAATGTGCTATGAGAACCTTATTGCCTTCCTCTGTGAGCTTGCCTGCCATCATCCCGGCAACGGTATCCTTACCGTTTTGGGCGTGTCCAGAAATTGCAAAAACCTTCAACTCTTCACCTCCTCGTTTTGATATACCAATCTTGAATGCTTCTGAAAGCTATCGACTGCTTGACGAACCGATATCTCCCTATCGGGCGCTCTCCATTTCTTCTCGCCGCCGTAGTAAATTTCACGAACCTTGCACCAGGCAGCGACAACCGGTCTGTTGGCGTCTCGCACGGTATGTTCACAGATAAAAACAACGGCCTGCTTCCCAACTTTGGTGAAATCGTCCACCATGCGTTGTAAAGCAAGCCTTTGTCCGAGCGGCACCACGGCATCGCCATATTTGATTTCAAAGATTATGTATTCTGAGTCTTTATACTCAATCAGGCCGTCGATATCTGTTGGATAGATATAGCCGTCAATGTCAAGCCCTTTGAAGTCGATGAGCTGTCGCATCCTGTCTGGGTTCAGGATTCTACTTCTCGTCGAACTCACCTCGCATCTTTGCCTGTAATCAGCTCGCTGTGAGGAAGAGTCTCAAGCCAAGAGCAGAACTCTCGCCATTCAGGGAGACGATGGTTCTTTCGCTGGGCATAGATTGTTTTAAGCTGTCTGTAGTTGGTTGTCATTCTCGCCGTCAGACGGAACCCGGCGGGATTGTTATAGAGGACTTCGAGATACTTCTGCTTCTTATCCTCTTCCGGCGCATTGGCTTCAACGAGCTCATTGTACTCACGAACCTTGCGCTTCATAATCTGGATGATTTCCTCGTCAACATATTCGTTGTAGGCATCATCGAGCTCGAACTTTGTGATTCTGTGCATCGTGCTCTGGGAACTTACAAAGTCGAAGAAGTGATAGCGTTCAGCCTCCACCCAGCCCTTGTTGCTGAATGTAAAGTCAAACTGGACGATTGCGCCGGTCAGCCACTGGTCGTGTCCTTCGCCTCTACCGCTTTGCGCCAGAGCCTTGATTCCGTTCGTGAGCTCTGTGGTGAGGACTGAGATATCTGTTGCCATTGGGAACTTCGCACCACGGATGCTGTCCTCTAAGCCGAACACTTTGACGTTCGATGTGCAACTACAGCCCTCTACAAAGTGTACACCTGCGTCGGCAAGCGCCGCCGCATATCCTTCGTTATATCCGTTTTTATAAGCCTGCCCGCAGGCGTCGAAAGTAGTCATTGACGCTCCTTTCACATATCTTTTTCAATAATTGGAGAAATTTTGCACTCGTCAATAATCTTCTCCATACAATCACAGCACAAATCGAGCTGGAGCTCATCGCCGTCGTACTTTGTTCCGTACCCAAGACGACGGTTGATGGAAAAGTCCTCCTGTGTGTCCCAGATATCGAACTGTTTGCCGCACATATTGCATGTAATTGTTTTTGCCATGTGAAATGACTCCTTGATATGTATTTTTTGATTATAAAATCGTACTTTGATTCCATTCTTCGCAAGCAATCCCGTTCTTGTTAAACCAATCTGACACGAGATGTCTGTGGCAAAAATCACTCGGTTTCTCATAGCACAATAAGCATATATCGTACTGTTGTAAACCGCTTGTTCCTGCGAGAGCATATAGCTCGTCATAAACGGTAAAGACATCAAGCCGATTTAACACCTGTTCATTAAAGCATTTGATGTAGAAGTCATTGTTATGATTCTGTTTCCACTCCATAAAGAAGTCATACTTCGGAGCAAGTTTCTTGTATTGCCTACCGCTATACCAATCAGGAGCTTTGCCGCATATCGAGATTGGAATGATGTTGGGTGGAAGGGTTTTTATTTTTGCAAAATAGCTTGTATATATCATATTATTCTCCTTATCAAACTTACTTCTATCACTCAGTCCAATCCCAGGAGAAGCTTGCTGATTTACAAGATAGACATCCGTCAATGATTAGCATTGATATATCTCTCATTGTGTTTTCTTTTTCATTTACATAATCAAAAATTTCTTGGTTATGCTTGCATACTCTTGTGTTTAGTAACTTATTTTTCATATCAACAAAGTTTTCTGAAATCTTGTGCTGATTTAGTTTAATGTCAAAGTGTGTTCTGTTGTTCCATATATTCCCGAAGACTCTATATGGAATCAGTTTTTTGTTAATTACTAAATCGCAATATTCTTCGAATATTTTTTTAAATGGTGTATGCTTCTCAAACCAATCCCAGTCGTAAGCAGGACTTTTCATATCGTTCAAAAAATCTCCTTCCGTACATCAAATCTCGCTTTTAATTCTCCAAATATCTAACTACTTTATTGATTGCATATGCGTAGTTGATTTCAGAACGAGTGCTATCACCGATGTATCCACCAGCATTGATAACAAAAATTTCATCTGCCATATCAATTTTTCGCTTGTGCATATCGTCAAGCATTTCTTTCGTTCCATCAGCCCATACTTCGTTATCGCCAGAATGGCCAAATAATCCAACGCTAATAACAATATTCCCTTCTAAGGTTAATCGTTTCTGTATTTCTAAAAACTCATCTTTGAAACGAGTGCTACCACATAAGGTAATAACTTTATACTTTCCAACCATTGCATATCTCCTTATCAAACTTATCTCTATCACTCAGTCCAATCCCAAGAGAAACTTGCTGATTTACAAGATAGACATCCATCAATGATTAGCTTTTATTTTCTATCTTTCTCCCGTCGCCGTTTGGATAAAGGTAGTCTCGGCAGAAATACAACGCTTGCAGTGCGTCATATACTCTTTCGCACATTCTATCGTTATGCTGCGTCTTATATCTCTTTTGCAAAGACTCAAAGTGGGATATTGTTTTTGTCAAATTATACATATAGACAGACGGAATGGTTTGACCATTAAAATTCATAGACATAATATCACCTCCGTTGGTCGCTTGAGACAACATCTATACCCGCGAGACGCATCGAATGTACTTGCCGCTTTACACAGCCCTATTGCAAGTACGCAATAAAGCTCCTCGACGTTGATATCATTTGAGCTTGCGTACTTATAAATGAGACTGTGGTTCTCTTCGGCAAGCACTCGCTGCTCCGCAGTCAATGTGTAGTTGCTCATGTATCAGCCTACACCATCGACAATTCTGAACCCGTTCAGAAACTCGTCGAGCTCTTCTGCTTCGTCGAATGGGTCTTCGCTGCTGTCCTTCAGATTCCTGTACGGTACAAGCATGCGGCCGAGGATGTCTCGGTGAGCATCCACATCGAGCCCGTCGTCATAAAGCATTTCGTTGCACCGTCTGCCACGTTGGTTTTCGCAGAGGACAAACATCTCAACACAGCTCCCATTGTGGAACATGATTCTGGCGTTGTCGTTCCTAACGTCAACTGTGGTGACGCCAGGAATTGAAGTAGTGGAGTAGCACTGACGCAGTTCATTGATGAATGGGATGTACGTTACCGTAGATTCAAACACGACGCAAACCTTGTAGTGCTGGTTGTCGTGGCACCTTGTAAGTGCATCTGCAAAAGACTGTACACTTAATGCTTCCATGCGTTCACCTCGCTTAGTAAATCTTTCTGTAGCCTGTCATTGTGAAGTATTGCCCCTCCCTCGTGAATGACTGGCAATAAATGATATCGCCTTTATGTATCGGGTCTTGGTTGAAAACCTTATTGAAAACCGTGAACCGGCTTTCCTTGCCGCTGCCTATAGACTTTGTGATAACGGAATAGCCAAACTGCTTTCCGTCTTTCTTCCGGCATACCGGGAACAAATCCATCACATAGAGCTTCCGTCTGTCCTCGTCTTTGCCGGACACATACCCGACATAACCCATCACGTCTACAAAGTTGCGAACCTTGAGCAAATCGTTCAAGTCGTCCATGTGAAGCGCTTTGATAGCGTCCTCTGTCTCTCGCATGATTGAGTCAACATCCAGCAGCGTGTAGCTCTTGGCGAACTGTCCTGCCTTGGTGAGCCCAACTGCGTACTTGGACACGATGGGTTCAAGTGGTGTGCCGTCTATCTTATCCTTACTGATTTTCTTTGCCTGCCCCTTTTTGAACGTCTCATAGAACATTTCTGTGATGCGGAGCAGCTCTCTCTGGTTGCCGAAGTCTGAGAAGAAATCCAGCTTGATAAGGATATCGAGCTGTCTGGTGTTAAGTGAGGATTTTGTGTCGATGTCGGACAAAACATCCACGAATTTTGTGTACGTCTTGCTGTGCGCCAAGCTGTATAATTCTTCAGCGATACCGGCGCTCATAAACTTGATAGAGGTAAGTCCTTTGGCGATGATGTTTTTCTCCTTATCGAAGAAGTAGTCGCTCTTGGAAAGTCCCCACTTTGGCATCGTCACTTGTATGCCCACACGGTTGGCGTATGCCGTGCCATTTCTGATATCTTCCTCGTTCGCCGCGTTGTTCAGGAATGAAGTGATGAACTCGATTGGATGGTAGTAGCGGTAGTATGCGCACAGATAACCGAGTAGGCAATACGCTACGCTGTGGTTATAGCCGAACTGATACGATGCGCTGTCCTCAATAATCTGCAGGAACTCTTTTGCTTCGTTCTCCGCAACCTCTCGCGGTTGTGGAGACTTACTGCAATACCCCTCCAGAATAGATGGGAGCGCAGCCTCTAATCTATCTCTCTGCTTTCGCCCGATTGCACGCCGGATGTTGTCGGCTTCGCTGCCTGACAGCCCGCAGATTTGCTGAAGGAACTTGATTGTGTCCTCTTGGTAGATTAGATAGCCGAGGTTCTCGCTCAACAGCTCGTCAATGATTTCAGATGGGTTCTTATGTGGGACTCGTGCAAGCAGCTTGTCTCTGTACGATGAGCCGGAAGGCCGGATACACGCTGTTACAATCGACATATCGAAGATGCTTTTTGGAACGAATCGCTTCAAACTCTCAAACGCGAAGGCTCCTTCAAACTGGAAGATACCAGACGGGTTGCGAATCATATCCGCCCATACATCTTCATCGTTCCAATCAATTTCGTGCGTTTTCGGATACGGCCTATTCAGATACCGACAAGTGTCTCGGATAACCTGAACGGTTTTGAGAATTAGGAAATCGTACTTTGCCAAGCCTGTGTAGTCGTGGATGTTCTCCATGTCGAGCATCATGCAGTTCTCGTTATCCTTATCGAAAACCCCGAAGTTGTCCACGAGGGTGATTGGGCTGATTACCATGCCTGCCGGATGGACTGACTGCGAAATTTTCGTGTCGTACAGGCCGTCGAAGTAGTAGAAGAGCTCTTGGTATTTCTTCTTTGTTTTTTCTTCATCGGCGTCAAATTCGCTCTTGATTTTCGCAATTCGTGGGAGGCTCCACGGATTTTCGCCGGAGCTGTCTGAGTGTGTCTTGCTCCATTTCTGTGAGAGATGTCTGCCAACGTCATCAATGACACCTTTTGCCTGCATTGTGCCGAATGAAGCCACACGAGCCGTTTTGTCTTCTCCAAACCTATCTGTGATGTACTTGAAGATTGCCGGTCTGTCGGATTCAACGCAGTCGATATCGATGTCACCGATTTCCTTTCTATCCTCGTTGCAGAATCGAGAGAAAACCGTGTGCCATACCTCCGGGTTCAAGTCGATGATGTCGGTCACATACGCAACTCTGGAACCACCGACGCTGCCACGGGCTGTACCGATTGCCATTCCATGTGATTTGCACCAGCAAATCAGCTCTGACATGGAAAGCATAAAGCCGTCCATCTGAAGCTTTTGGAAAACTCGCATTTCTTCATCGATTGCCGAGCGGAACGCCGCCTCCTGCTCTCTCGGGATAACCCCGCTTTCGAGCTTCTCTCGGAACTTGCGCTCAACAGTCTCGATGAACTTCTGCGAATCGGCCTCGCGTGAGCCATACAGAATCGGATACTTGATAGAGGTGTCGAGCTCGATGTCCTCTGTCATATCGTAGAGAAGATTCGTATTCTCGATTGCCGTCATATAATCTTCTTCTGACAGAGCGCACTGTACTCTGAACATCTCAACCAGCTCATCGTATGTCTTATATGTCAAGTCGAAAGCGTCCTCGTCTCCGTAGGACTTGTGCTTTGCGGAAAGCAGTACCGCACGACATTCTGCTTTGTATGGTGTGGAGCTGTGGGTATCGGTTCCTGCAATCAGAGGCTTGCTGAGCTCTCTTGAGAGCCTTGCGAGCCGCTTATTGAACTCGATTTGCTCCGGGTGGTTGTGTGCCTGCACTTCAAGGAAGTCATACTTTCTTGCGAGCTCAATGTACCTTGGATGCGTTTCAGGGAGCTTATTCAGCGGAGACGCCAGACACGCGCTTGTTGTGATGATGTTATCTGAAATCCCGAGAAACTCATCGAAGCTTAGTCTGTTCGTGTAATAGAAATGGTCTTTATCACACGACTTGCTGACGAGAGCATTCAGTTCTCTAACACCATCCATGTTTCGTGCCATCAGGACGGTATGGTAGTTGTCGCGAACCTTTTCAGTCAAGCTCTCAGTGAGATAAATCTCTACGGAATGAATATATCGAATGCCCGCCTTTTTGCAGGCCGCCCACTTCTCCGTCCAGTTCAACGGTTTGCCGTGTTCACTGATTGACAGAGCTCTCGAACCGTTCTTTACAGCCAAATCAACGTAGTCTTGGTACTTGGTACAGCTATCCAAGAGGCTGTATTCGGAGTGACAGTGGTACATTATGTAGGAACCTATGCGCTTTCACCTTCTCTCATCGAAGTTTGAGACGTTGTGCGTATAGTTTTTGGAAAACTTCGCATCCTTTGTCTACAGGTGAGTCCTTTTCGTCGAGCAAATCTTCTCTATCCCAGATATACTCGACATTCACATACTGTTTCAGCTTGTTGATATTGTGGTCGTCCCGCACTCTCACGTCTTTATCGAGTGCAAAGACCACCCTGCAACCGAGTTTTGCGAGAATTTTCATCTGATGCGGGTTCAAATGTGACGTTAGAATCGCCCCGGCGTTATGTATGCCCCATGTATCAGCAATCAAAACGCTCTTACAGCCCTCAAATAGCACGATTTCACCCGATTTTTTGATGAAATCCATGTTTTCAGCGAGCCCGTAAATCGTGTCGAGCGTACCCCACGAGTAAAAATAACAGTATTTTCGCTGTTTTTTCTCTTTCCAGAACGGGTCAAGCGTTCTTCCACCGACATTCACTATTTTTCCAGAGACATTTCGGATTGGATAGACAAGTCTGTCCGAAAAGCTATCGTAAAAAACCTCAAATTTGTCCAAAGATGCCCTTGAAATCCCTTCTGCTTCCCAGATTGCGAGCTTATCGTCACGTTTTTCATATCGAAGCATGTAATCGTCGGGTAACATCGTCGCACTGGAAGCCTTCTTGGTGGTTTTTGGCTTCTGGAACCGCTTGCAGACGATGGTCGCAGCCATTTTCTCTCTCGGAGCGGCTATCTCGCCGGTAAAACCGGCGTATTTTTTGAGTATTTCAATCGCTTCGGCGGCGTTGTACTTGTAATAGAACTTTACAAAGGTAAATACGTTGCCGCCGATGCCGGAGCTGTAGTCAAAAAACACTGGAGGTTCTCTACGGACGGAGAATGACGGTGTTTTCTCGTCTTTGAAGCATGATAAGCCCCAAAATTCATCGCCCTTTTGTTCCAACTCCACAAACTGGGATAGAAATTCAACGATATCGATGGATTTTATCAGTTCATCGAGCTCCACACCGTCACCTCCTTGCAGATTTTTTAATTATCTTGACTACTTAAAGCGTTTTTCTCATGCCTTTCCAACTTTTCAAGAGCCTTGATGAGTTCAGTCAGCAAATGCTTCTTAGTTGGGTTGTTGTCGTTCGCTTTCATGCGAGTTTTCAGTATGAATAAGAGCGTTTTCGTTTCCATTTTTGTTATCCTTAGAACGGTGTCTGCGGAATGTGCTGTTTTGCCTCTGAGTACAGGATGTGGTTGCCGTCGAACTGCAAATCTATGTACTCTCCGGGAGCCATCTGCATTCCGTTACGGTTCAGCACAACTCTGAGCTTCTTATTTCCGCACTCAGCGCCGTCGGACTCCATTTCCTCCGGCGTTTTGTCTTGGATAAGAGCGATTGTGCTGGCATTTCTGCCGATTTTCGCAGAATCGGCAACCTTGCCGTTTACTGTTGCCTGTGCAGCTCCAATCCCGCAGATTCCCATATCGCCACAAATCTTATTCTTAACCATATCGACGAATCTGCCGAGCTCCTGATAAGAATCAAACGCATCTCCGTCGCCGGAACCCTTGAAGTAGTCCACAATCAGGACATCGAGCCCTTGTGTATGCTTTACCTTCTTCACGGCGGTGTAAATGCTTTGCTGGTCGAACATTGGTATGTATATGTGTGTGAATTTTCTCGTCTTCATCCACGCAATCGCTTCTTCGATGCGTTTTGCCTCGTCTTCCGAGTAGTTACCCGTTGTCAGACGCTTGTACTCGATACCTGTCAGGTGCGCGAGGACTCTCGCAGTGAACAATCTCGTGTTCAGCTCGCTGTCGAGGTACAAAACCGCCAAATCGCGTCTCAATAGGTCGATTGCACAGTTCAGAAGCATCATGGACTTGCCCTGTTTGGCTTCTGCGGCGAAGATGAATAACTCTCCGGGCTCAATTGTGGCATATTCGTTCAAATTATCGAATTTGAACGGGATACCTGCATACCCATTGCCTTGCCGTGACTTTACTTCCTCCCAACACTTGTCAATTACATCCTTGTACTGAGGAATTTCGTTTGTGGAGGAGTATTCCGTCATAACATCGTCGATTGCCTCGTAAATTCTCTGCTCGATGTCCTCCTTAGAGCGGTCTAAGCAGAGTGCCTCGCACTCGCGGAGGCTTTGGAAGGCGTCACGCCGGAAAGCCGCGTCCAGTACGTTCTTGACGAGCATCTGATACTCTTCAACGGAACGACGGACGAGTACATCGCTCATGTCCATCAACTCCTGCAGTTTTTCAACGGACAACATCTCTGCGTACTTTCTCGTTGCTTCACTGGAGTTGAGAACTTCGAGGATATTATATGGGTCAACCGTTTTTATCCCTCGTTTTGCCAATTCACACACCGCAAGGTACACACAGCGGTTCTCCTTGTTTGTGAAGTGGTTTGGATGTAAAACTTCCGAGTAGAAGGATAACTCCGGGTTATGTATCAGAGAGGCGATGATGCCTGACTCGCTCTCAAGGCTGTTAATGTCTTCAGCTCTTGTCATATGTCACCTCATTTGCCAGTAGCAACATTCGTCACTCACCCCGCAAATGTAGCGGCATCCAAAATACTCAACGTATGGGTTGAAATCATCTGCGTCTTTAATCTCTTCGATACTTTTCTGTGCCCAGTCAATGGCTTCTTGGTATGCCGTCTCACTAAACGGCTCTTCGATGAATGTGCCTGCCTTAAAGCAGTTAAAACAAAGTTTCTTGGGGAACTTGCCGTATTCTTGCTTCACTGCGCCGGAATAGATGTAAAGCTGTCGGAGCATATCGTCCAGTTCTGCATCTTTGTGCGTCGGTTTTGCCCGTTTGCTTCGTGGCTTCAAGTCTCTGGATTTATTGTCTACAACGTAGAGTTCTCCATCTTTTTCACCAAGGAAATCGATGTATCCCACAAAGGGGGTACAACCGATTTGAAATACCACCTTCTTTTCAATGCCAATCGGGTGGTAGGTGAGCGGCTCAAACTCTTTCAGATACTCGTTTCCCTGCCGGATGTACTTTTGTACCGTACTTTCCTGTGGCCGTTCTCCCTGTACCTCTTCCGAAAAATTAAATAGAAATTTGATTTGCATTTCTTCCTTCGTAATCTCGCCTTTGTAATACTGTTCGAGCAGTTTGTGCATAAACGAACCGTAGGAGGCGTAGAACTGTGGCTTTTCCTTGATGTGCTTTATGTATTTCAAAAACCACCGATAAGGGCAGTCATGGAAACATTTAATTCGGCTGTAGCTCCATACCATATCCTCTATGAGAGGCCGATAACTTATCTCTCCCATAGGCTACCGCCTTTTAGAATGGCAGACGGCTATCGTCTACCTCGCCATCATCGACATGAGGCTGCGGCTCTGTCGTACTCTTTGACTGCTGCGCCTGAGCGCCGTCAGCCATCTCGAAGGAGAAAACCTTGAAGTTCGTGTATGTCACGTTCTTCTCCTTGTCGTAGCGGTTTGTAACGTCAACGTCGCCGAGCTTGATTCTGTCGCGTTCCATCAGGCTCGCGGCCTTCTTAGCGGCTGCAGTTCCAACAAAGCTGACAAAACCACCAAAATCATTCTCGTACTCGCCAGTCTGCCGGTTCTTGCGGCTGATAGAAATACGAGCCTTTGTAAGAGTGTCAGACGTGGGCTCAACACTCCAAATGGTTGCGAATGAATCTTTGCGAAAACCCATATGTATTACGCTCCCTTCTTCAGATATGTATTCTGGAAGTCTTCCAGTAACTTAGATGCAAGAGCTGGCTCCTTGATTGCAAGGTAGTTCGCGTTCTTTGCAAACTTGCTGATGAACTTCTTAACCTCGTCGGTCTTTGTGGGATTATCAGCAAGGAACTGCTTTAAGATAACATCGAACTGCTCGATGATACCCTCGGCGATTGCCTTTTCCTCAGAAGCCTCAGCAGCCTTCTGCTTGTTACGGTATGTATCTACATCAGAATCAGACTGTGCAATCTGGAAGTAATTGCAGAGGAAATATCTGGTGCAGTATGTCAGTCCAGAACCAAGAGCCTGGGAGGGGTCTGTCTGAGAGCCGGTTACAAACCAAGGCACCTCAATAGTGTCGTTAGGGTCTTCATCGTTGACCCACTTGAACACCATATCTGCCTTCACCAGCATCTCTGTGACGGTATTGTCATAAGCCTTGCCGGTCTTGTCGAACTTGGTGTTAACAACCACATTCTGAACGACTTCGGATGTGCCGGGTACGATAGAGGGGATAAGGGATACCCCATACTTCTTCATACCGGCGGTAATGTTAGCCAGAATCGTTGTAATATCGGCGTAACTGTAGTTGTAGCCACGCTTCTCCTTGGAAACAACATCAGAAATCGCACGAATCTTAGCGAGCTTCTGGACAAGATTTAACTTTGTGTCTGCCATTCACTTCACCTCGTTACTCAACATCTAACAAAGCGTTGAAATTCTTGATGATACGCTCGTTCTTGGTTCTTGCGTCTGTTAAGCCGCTCTTGGTAGCAACCAATCCAGCCTGGTACTCATCGATTTCACGAATCTTCGCATCGATATTCTCGTTGATAGCACCCAAGCTGGCAACGGTACTGGTCACCAGGGAAATGGCGGCATTTGCCTGACCAACATATGTATTCAATTCTGCCTGCTTCTTAGCAAGCACATCTACCTTCTTTGCCATAGAACATTAACTCTCCTTTTCAATAATATAGGTCGCTGACTCATCCGCTACATGGAGAAGCCAAGCAAACGGGAACTGCTCGAACGCCTTACCGACATTCGTGTTGCCATCCCAAGAGGACATATGACAGTTGATAGCCACCGCTTCCTCTGGGGTGAGGGAAATGAAGTGCTGTGCGAGGAAAACCGACTTACTTCCGTGTCCGCCAAAGCAGAACTTCTCCTGAATTGTGTACGCATCGTAGCTTTCCCACTGTCCTGCGGAATTCTTTCGGTTTCGTTTCTCTGTAGTGTAAAGGTTTACCTTGCACAAGTCGTGGAACAGAGCCGCGATGACTACGCTTTCTTCGGGAACTTGAACTTCCGAATACACACTCAATAATCGCTTTAACTCGTCATAAACATTCAGCGAGTGCTCTAACAACCCGCCGGGATACGCACCGTGATACCTTGAACTCGCGGGGCAAGCGTAGAAATCATTTTCTTCAAGCCACTTCAAAAGCCCGTCCATTCCTTCGCGGTTTACCGTCTTGCACAAAGAGATAAATCGTTCCTTCTTTTCCATCTGGAACCTCCTTTCCGTTAGAATATCTATAGTAAAGGTCTGTGTGCCCTGGCTGGGGTAGCTGGATTTGAACCAGCGAAATGCAGGAGTCAAAGTCCTGTGCCTTACCGCTTGGCGACACCCCAATATAGCAGTTTTATTTCTTAACTTGATATGTATTAAGAGAAGTCTGCCGTAGCAGACGCCTCTTTTTAGATTAGACGAGTGTCATCTTCCATCTTTTATAATCTGTCATGTACTCCCATGCGAGCTTCCTTTGCTTGGCTCCCACCGTATTCCTTCCGCTGTCGAGTTTGTACGTCTTTCCTTCCGTGAACTTCTCGACGAGACTGAAGAAATCCGGCTCCGCTCCAGCAAGTTCACTTTCATACATCCTGTAGAATATGCCGGAAATCCACACGCGGTAATAGCTAAGCTGCAATTCCGTCTTGCCGTTTTGGATTCTGTCCCTTGAGCGTCTGGAGAGCTCGGCACGCATACTTGAAATTGAGGGTGTACTGCGAATCCCACGTATCAACGTGTCTCCGTCTACTCTGTCTCGGTACACAATCTTATCAGCGGCATAATTCGGATGCTTGTATAGGAACTGCGTCAGATTCATACAGTTCTTGATTGCTGGGATTGCCTCCCTATAGATTGGATACTCGGCATTGTTAAACCGCACAACCATACTTGATAAATCCACATCTTTTGCGCTGACTTGGAAGATGTCTTGCTCATCCATTCCTGCATAGACAAGCCAGTAATAGCATCGAAGCGTATTGTCCGTCGTTTCATCGCTCTCAGCGTCGCATATTTCATCCAAATATCGCTGAAGATGTCTCGGATTTTTGACTGTCTGCTTTCTCATCTTGTTTAGTCCAGATGAGTCAACATGCAGCATTCCGTCGCAAGCACCGGGCACTTTGTTCTTCAGACACCACTTGACATACTCCTGATAGATTGTCAGGCGAAGTTGGATGCTTTTTGAACGAAGCCCGAGCAGCTTATCAACGACAGGCTGTAAAACCTCTGTCGGTTGAGTACACAAGTCTGCTCCCCACTGTTCTTCGTACTTTTCAAAAGCGGTGAACGCTGAGAAGCACGCTTCTCTGACGCTGATACTCTCCGTGTACTCCTTCGCAAACCTGCTTTTCAGTTCGGCGTTATACATAGCAAATACCTCCTCATAGTATGTATCACGCAACCGAAGTTGCGTTCAGAGATATTGCCTTCTGCCAGAGTGAGAGGAGAACGTCCGGGTCGATATACGCTATTGCTGCCGACGCCAGAATATTGGCTGCGGCGATTTCCGCCATATACTTTGCCGGGATAGTGGTAAGGTAATCACCGAGCCTATCCTTTGACATCCTCTCTGGATTCTCGCAAAGAACCATGCTGTCCTTGCGAAGTCCGGTCTCCTTGGCAGGAAGAACCACATGCGTAGGCTGATTTGCCTTTTTAATCTGGCTTGTCAGAGGAAGCGCAATAATATTCTGGCTATAGGCGTTGCCGATATTGTTCTGAAAAACAATGCCTGGCCGCCAGCCGTTCTGTTCGCTGCCGCTACCACAAAACCGCATGAGATACACATCCCCAATTTGAGGTTGTCTATTTGCGTTCATAGAGGTGTTACATCCTTTCGCTGGTTTCTTTACAATACCAGTATAACACCTAAAAACCGCAAAGTCAAGTTAATTTTGAAGTTTACACGAAAAAATTTTTCAATCCATCAACCAAGTGGATACCACGTCACCGTCTGTTCCTGCGCTGCGAATCTTAAAAACTGTGCCAACACATGGCTTTTCTTCGTAGATTTGCACATAACTCACCCTTTCTACATTCAGCTTATCATGTTCATTCACAAAACAAATCCTGTCTGGTTTCAGGTTAATTATAACGGTCTGAAACCGCAAAACCATTCGGAGGCAATCACGCTGACTGTCCTGCTGGTTCTGTGTAGCATAGATGTAACACGACGGCTGTTTCTTCTTGCAGAATTCAGCAAACTCCGACACACTCAAAACTTTCATTCTTTCGCATTCCTCCGTTGATTTTCAAGTCGGAGTATGATATACTACAGTGTAAGGGGTGTACTGGTGGTCAGTATTCTCCCTTGAGTTGTAGAAATGCAACTCCTTCGCGCTGCCATGTGTCTCTTGGTCGGGAGTATGGCAGTGCTTCTACCCGTGGTTCTTTTGGTCGGGAACCACTGGTGGTCTTTCTTGGCGGTTCCTTTCGGGGAGCCGCCACTTTTATTATGGATTTTTCTTGACAAACACCATTGTTTCTGCTATCTTATAGGCAGCAACTACTGTTGCTATATCATAGCACAAAGAAACAATGATGTCAACCGCCAAGAAAATGATTTTTAGGAGTGGCATTTATGGAATTTAACGAAAGACTGAAAAGCCTGAGAGCGCAAGCGTCTTTGACGCAAAAACAGCTCGGTGAAATCATCGGTGTGTCGGTAATGGCGATAAGAAATTGGGAAAGTGGTACAAAACAACCGTCCATGCAGGCGATTATCGCATTGTCTTCTGCGCTGCGCACAAGCTCGGATATCATCCTCGGGATAAAACCGGACACCTTATTAGCGCAGTCTCCTGTTTCAAGAGCGGAAGCAGCTCTGTTATCGAACTACAGGTTTCTTGATAAGCACGGCAAAAAAGTCGTTGAAACTATCTGCTCTCTTGAAAAATCCAGAGTTGATGCAGCACCGAAGCATGAAAACGTCATCGATTTTCGTGAAGCTGCTTCGCGCCCGGCAAGATATATCCCGAAATACACAACACCATCTGCTGCCGGTTATTCCGTCCCGCTGGATGGAGATGATTTTGAGATGATTCTCGTCAATGATGACGTTCCTTACGCCGCTGACTTTGCAGTCAGAATTCAAGGTGACAGTATGGCACCCTATATCAACGATGGAGACACCGTGTATGTAAAGAAAACCTGCGATTTGGATGTAGGTGATGTTGGCATCTTCAGTGTTGACGGCGCCATGTACTGCAAGCTGTATTACATTGACGAGCACAGGAATCTGACGCTTGTTTCCGCAAACCCAGAGTTGAAACGAAGCAATGTGTATGTGAGTGCCGAAAGCGGCTCGGAAGTTATGTGCTGCGGGAAAGTCCTGCTCGATGAGCCGGTGCCATTCCCAGACTATTTTATTGAGGAATGAAAGAAGCGTGGCTTAACGCCACGCTTCCGTTGCTCTTAGGTCAAAAGTTCCAATCATCGGACGCCACATAACTCTACCGGCAATTCTTCGTGAATCAATCGCGTAGTAGTTTGCCGTTCCGCTGAGTTGGATATACATTGGCTCCTTGACGCCTTTCTCCTGGAGTTTTGCATCAATTGCCTTGACGAACTTAATTTGTTTGGAGTAGTTTTCGCTTTTCTGCGATGCCGTGTAGCCCAAATCGAGGCTGACGCTTAAACCGATTTCTGCGTCTCCCTGAGTTAAAAGCCTACGGTTCGCCATCAGGATTCGCAGCATCGTAAGATTACTGATGGACTGTTCCGGGCATTCCACAAACCGATAGTAGGACTCCTTGCTCTGTAGAATCAGCTTCGGCATATCGCAATCATAATAATCTGCCCAAGTACCAGAAACCTCTGAGATGAGCGCCTCGTCTCTCTGGAAGATGCGCTCTTCTAAATCTCTCTCAATTTCGACGTTTGTGACAGACGCTTTCCATTCCTTCAGTTTTGCCTCGTCGCTCTGATGGGTTGTGTCGTATTCCTCCCGAACTTCTTTCAGAGAAGTTTTGTCGTTTGAATACTTTGTTCCCCAATAAGCCCCGCCGAACAGAGCGGCAAGGAAAGAAAGCCCACCTGACATTATAACACTCCTATCCTATGACGATGCCTCGTTTATTTTTTCTATCGCGGAATCGATGCACTCCGACGCATCGTTCAGCAAATCCACGGCGGCTTCTATCTTCTCATATCTCTCGCTGCCTTGTAGATTATCCGGCATATTATCGAGAGCATCCTCTTCCTGCTCCAATGCCGTGGAAACAAGCCCGGACGCTGTTCCGAGAAGCTCAGACGCACGCTTCAACAAATCTCTTCGCTTGTTGTTGATATGGAGTCACCCCCATATCATGCCTTTTCCCAAATACTTGGGAACACAAACTCAACAGCTACCGTGTCGTTCTCTCCATGAGAAAACCTGACTGCAAGCGCACGCTGCGCAAGCATGTAAAACCTATGTTCCTCTGACTGGATAACGATATCGGGGCATTCGAGCTTAATCCCGATTGTCATCTGGATTTCGTCAACTTCAACCTCAAATGACTCGCCGTTAAACTCCTGCGCCAACGCATCAAGCACTTCGCAATACTGATGCAAAACATTCTTTGCCTCTCTATTCTCCCGGAACAGAGGAGCGAACCTCGATGTCGCTTCCTCGGTAACCATTTCCACAACATCAAAGCAATTTACCAGTGCCATGCAGTTGCCTCCTTATTCGATTGGTGTTGTTATACAGTGAAAGGTAAACGTCATACAGACAGTCCCGTCTGTCTTTGGATAAACCTCGTAGTTTGAAGCAAGCTCCGCAGCTCTGATGAACCACGATACCTTCTTGAACTCGATATCCTTGCCGGTGACGCTGACACTCCCAATACTCTGATATGGTTCATGCAGATTATAAGTCACCTTCGCAGAAGTGCCCTTCATCAGATACTTCATTACCTTGTATGTGTAGAGAAGATGCTGCATCCTGTAAGGATTGATAATTGATGTGCGGCTTTCATCCTGCGCGATATCATTTGCGACAGAAATCACGAGGGAATCCATTGCTTCCTCGATTTCTGAATCAGAAGCATACTCGGATTCAAAGTCAAACTCTTGATTGCCCATATTCCCACCTTGCCTTCCTATAAATCTTATCATAAAAGTTGTACTTTTTCAACGATTCTTTCCTAAAAAGTCCCGCAATTTCAAGGCTTACAGCGCATCCTCTCGTAAACGCAGAACTTCCTTTCCAGTTCTGGAGGAGTTTTGGCTTTGCCAAGCTTATTGAGCCTCCCGTCAGGAAGAACCTCGTATAAAAAGTAATAATCCCGCGCTGGCTTACTCGTTAAAATACATACCGGTTCACCATTTGTATTGTAGTAACCAACCCAGGCTATTTCACCTTTGGGCGGCGTCACATCTTTCATGGATGGAGCGTCGCCACACAATTTGCAATTACCCCGGCGGCATATTTTACTTCTGCCTCCGTATTCATCTTGGAAAACGACACTCGAATCGAATTTCTGGCGTCTTCCGGGTCAATTCCCATCGCCAAAAGCACATGGCTTGGCTTTGACTCATGGCTGTGACACGCAGAACCGGCAGACACATAAATCTTCTTGGCGTCGAGCATCAAGAGAAGTGTTTCGCCGTCCACATCGTCGAACCGAATGTTGATTGTTTTGCCGTGCTTGATGATTAAATCACCATTTACGTGGAGAACATTCTTCAACCCTTGAGATTTCAGATTTTCCTCAAGAACATTGTAGAAAACCTGCTTGAGCATGGAATTATGTACGTCTATCTCGTGGAGCCTCTCGTTCATCAGCTCGCAGGCCGCACCGAACCCGACGATACCGGCTACATTCTCCGTCCCGCCGCGCATCCCGAACTCTTGCGCGGAGCCGCCGCGAATCATCGGAGTAATGAGCGACATGTCTCTGACGTACAATGCACCAACGCCCTTCGGCCCGTGAATCTTATGGGATGACAGAGACAGAAAATCACAGTTCATTTTCTCTACGTCGAGCTTGCAGCAGCCCGCTGCCTGCACGCAGTCAGAATGGAAAAGGATACCTCTCTCATGGCACATGGCTCCGATTTCCTCAACTGGATTCTCAGAGCCAGTTTCGTTGTTCATATACATTATCGAGACAAGCCCCGTATTCTCCCGGAGCTCTGACTTGAGGCTCCCGAGCTCAACACAACCGTGATGATTCACTTGGAGTTCTGTTAAATCAAATCCACGTTTTATGCACAAATTCCTTGCAGAATCGAGCACGGAAACGTGGTCACTACTGGTTGTAATGACATGCGTTTTTTCGGACTGCTCCAGAAAACTCAGTAACGACGAGAAAACCATGTTATTTGCCTCTGTTCCGCCTGACGTGAAGATGATTTGCTCCGGCTTTGCTCCGATGAATTTCGCAACCTGAGCCCGAGCCTTTTCAACCGCTTCTTTTGCGCGGCGTCCGAGTCCGTAAACCGTTCCAGGATTCCCGTATTCGTCCGTAATGAACGGCATCATCGCATCCAGCACCGACGGGTCGATTTTCGTGGTGGATGCGTTGTCCAGATAAATCATTTTTAATCACTCCTTATTAACCACGTAAAACCACCGGCTGCATTTGCATTCTGAATTCTGATTGCTGCAGCAATTACCATTCAGAACAACCTCCGTTCCATCGCCACACACAGCGTTCGCATTCCACAAAACATTTCTTGTGTTCCATATGTATTCACTTCTTCGACACAGTTGTCTTCACGGCACCGCTTATCAGACAAAGCACAGCCCACACGCCAAGAGCAATCTTCCAGCTCCATGTTAAGCCGAACGCCCAGCAAACAATCCAAACGAGCCCTGCTGTACAGAAGAAACTAACGGCAAGACAAATTGCGATGATGAGGATTGTAATTAACGCCTTCATGTCACTACTCCTTCAAATAGATTTTGACATCGCAGTTCCACAGGCGATGAACCATCAGCTTTTCAACTGTTGCCCAGTCCCCACCGGCCAATCCACATCCAAAACCATATGGAAATGCGACAGATTTTGATGCACAAATACGGTTGATTTCGTCAAACGCTTTCTCAAGCGCATCATATCTCGTGTAACAGATATTGTCGTGTCCGCAGGTTAACTGCCCGAACACATTGATTACGACTTTGAACCCGTGGAACTCCTTTAGCTCGACAACCTGTACCTTACCGAGCAGTTCTCTTGGTCTTTTCCCGCTGCAAAACTCGTGGTATTCCGATTTGACTTCCGGCCACTTCGTCGAAATTGCCTTCGCAACTCCGCTTCCCATCAAGTTCTGACAGTTTACTTGGTGACAAATTGCAGCCGTGTTTGCAAGAAGGATATCGCCTCTGACAATCTCAATCATCTTGAGGAACCTTCTCCAAATCTCCGCTCCAGAATAACCACTTGGGTTCTTCCGCAAGGCTAATCATGTTTTCGCGTTCCACATGAGCGGTGAAAACCACACCGTCACTTGCATCGACGAATTCCTTGTAGGCGTCCGCCATCTTGTCGTAGTTCTTCCTGGCTTTGATACGCCCGATATTGAGGCGAACCTTTTCGCCTTCTTCAAACTTCTTCGGAGGACTTTGCGTACCGGCGCCACCGATTCGGATTGCGTCGGCATTGCTGATTGTCTTCACATAAGCCTTTGCCTCTTGTTCAGAAGCTCCTCCTTTGCGAACCCTTTTCTCAAGGCTCCTGCGCTCCTGTCTGTTCATTCAGCCACTCCTTTCTGGATTCCTCGCACCAATAGCAATGTTCCGAATATGCCACTTCGCAGTAAGCACACCCAAACGGGCAAAACGGTTCAACATCCTGTGTATCGATTCTCTTTCGGACAAACCCGAAATAATCATGGACAACATTCAGTAGAATATCTTTCTGATTTTCTACGGCTCCGGCGATTATCGCATCGAGCGCAGCATTCAGCGCAGAACCAACCATCCGCCCCTCCGGGATACCGTCATTCATAACGTCGCTTCCATTGATTGCGAGGTCTTTCATCGAAAAACACTGGCGCGAAGCGATGATTTCGTCCGCCAATGCCAGCGCATCATTTCTGCGCTTGATTCTTGATTCTTGCGTTCCTTCCGCGTGTGCCTGGATATCTGCGAGGCGGATATCCATGAGCCGTCGGAACTGTTCCTCTCCGATTTTATTGAGCCAGCGACGAACCGTGCGCGGTGTAGGTTCAATCGTTGAATCGTGGTAAAGAACCAGCTCCGCGATATCGTGCTGGCTCTTGCTGTCGAATTTCAGACGTTCCAAGACATTCTGTGCAATCGAAAAACTTGGTATTCCGTGCCCGTGGAAATGCCCGCCGTTTTCATCCTCCGAGTAGCACAGTGGCTTCCCGATATCATGCAGAAGCAGCGCAACTAAAGTGCAAACATCGTCGCCACGGTAGTTGGAAACCGCATGAGCGATGTGCTCGTAAATCGTGTACTGGTGGTACTTATTGTTCTGCTCAAATCCGACGCATTCCCGCATTTCCGGGATGATTGTCGTTATCACATCATCGTAGTCGAGCAGCACCTGCAGGATGCCCTTACCCGAAAGCATCTTACAAAGCTCTGTATTGATTCGCTCGACGGCAATATTGTTCAACAGAACAGCGTTCTTATGAATCGCCACATTTGTCCGCTCGTCAATCGAAAAACCGAATGTTGATGCAAACCGAAGCGCACGCATTATCCGCAGTGCATCTTCGTTGAACCTGTCATCTGCGTTTCCGACGCATGAAATAAGTTTTTCACGCAAGCTCTTCTCCCCGCCGAATGGGTCAACAAGCCCGACGGTATCGTTGTAAGCCATTGCGTTCATTGTGAAATCACGGCGAGCTAAATCCGCTTCGATTTCCTTGACAAACGCAACACTGTCCGGTCTGCGGTTATCAGAGTAGATTCCGTCGGTTCTGAACGTCGTTACTTCAAAGCCGATGCCGCCGACTACAACGGTTACTGTTCCATGCTGGATACCAGTCTCGATAATCCTGCGCCCAGAAAAGCATTGCTCAACTTCCTGCGGCGTCGCGGAGGTACAGATATCCCAGTCCTTCGGTGTAATGCCGAGAAGACTGTCTCTGACACATCCGCCGACAACATACGCTTCAAAACCGTTGTTTGAAAGCGTGTCAAGAATGATGGCTGCGCCAGCCGGAATCAGCACCTTACGCATCGATTGCCCTCCCGTTCACGCTCATCACAAATTCCTCGATGGCGTGGTAGTCCGGCTGCCGTGGTAGGCTTGTGTTCTGCTTTGCGTAGTTCAGCCTCCGCTCGTACTCGTTTACCATCTGGAAGAACTCGTCTCTGTATGTACCGTCTTCTCGCTGGTACTTTCCGCGCCGAATATCAAGCAGGAAATCTCTGTCCGCCTCACGATATGTGCAGATTTCCTCTTTCTCAAGGATATCCAGACACATCAGGTACAGACGGATGAGGTGCATCGCGTGCTTGTTCAGATGCTCTTCGTCCTTCTTGCGATTCCTTCCGTTGAGCTTCTCGTAACACCCGATGATATTTGTCATATCGTTTATCATGCTGTGGAACTCTCTTGCCGGGAATCGCCGGAGTGTTATGTCCGCGAAAACCTCTCTGTCGAATTCGTCCTTTTGGCTTTCTCCCGTGTAGAGCTTGATGCTGCCCTGCGGGAACGCCGTGTATTTTCTCTCGAAAGCAGCCATTGAGTTCTCCATCGACTGCTTGATATGCTCTTCTCTGCGAGCCTGCGGTAAGGCGTCTCTTGCAATAGCATTTTCCAGACGCCGGAGCTGTTGGTTCGCATATCCACCGAACGAAGATACTGCTCTCTGCGAGAGGAACAGCTTTCTGTTCGCAATCATTTCCTTGCCGATGTCGGAAATGAAGAAGTAATGCTCCGGTTTACAGCCAAGCATCTCAATCGTGTTTGGATTGCAGCTCATTAAGAGACTGATGAGCTTATTGAATGCGTAAACCGTGGTGTCTGTCTCAGTATTGACTACCTGGTCGAAGCTGGAAAGCCCGAGCAAATCGCTCTTGCTGTTCATTGCGCAACCGCGCACATCAACGTCGGAAGTTTCGACGTTTGTACCGTATGCGTAGCTTCCGCCAAGCGTCAAGAAGATGATTCTGTCTTTCAGATGCGGATTTGTGCGGAGAAAATCATATTGCTCACCGGCAACCATTGCCTTGATTTCTTCAATCGTCATTCAAACCGCCTCCTTATAAGAATCTCTCGATAAAATTTCTGTCCTGTGTAAAGACTGGAATCTCTCTATCAATTTCCCACTGTTTGCGCTGAACGGTAATCGTCTCGCAGGGATTCCGTGGATTATCCATCTCCACGGTTCTTTTCACCCGGTAACAGGCGGCTCCTCGCTTGCAGTCTGTCGGGAAATCGTTCCAGTTGATGTTGTGCTCGCTCCAGAGCATTTCCTGAATCATGTTGCAAGACTTACCGTGGAGCTGAGTGTGACCGAAATGCGCCTGTCCGACAGCCTCGATGCTGTTCCGTGTGGCATCCTGCTGTCTCCAAATCAGACAGTTGCAAACTTCTTCCTTCGGAATGGAAAAGCAGCGAGCATCAAATGTAGCCTTGAAAAGTTTTTCCTCATACTGCATAAGGTATTCCCACCTGCCGGGAGGTGAGTGCCATTCCTCGTTGTACTCCTCGATTGCACCGCTCAATTCTTCTGCAAGAATGCGGTTGAACTCAACCGTAGCAATCGAAGCGGCAACACTTGTCATCTTCTGGATGTTGTATCCGAACCACGCATCTGTTTGAATCGTAGCGTAGTCCGTTAAAACCAGAGTGATTTCATCCGACTGTGTGTACCCAAACACACAGCCTTGAACTTCCTCGCATAGCCGCTTCATCGTCTGCTGCATCACAGACATCAGGATTTTGTCAAACGGCTTCTCAAGTCCACGGGTGAATGTGTGGAAAGCCTTACCGTCCAGTCGAATGATGACTGGAATACGGCGAGTCAGATATGTACGAGAGATGTTCTCGTATGCCTTCATTCTATCGCCGAGCGCGTCACTCTTCATCGTATCGCTCCTTCCGTTCAACAATTCCGGCCTGGATTAAATCGTATATCGTATCGGTGACGACATCCAAATCATCACCGCCGATGTGGTATGTACAACTTGGAGCGCAGTCGATATACAAGTCATTCAATCCATCACTGATGCGGAACGACATCTGTACCATCGGGATATCGAATTCGTCGTCCGTGTAGGAGATTTCGCCGTCCTCGCTCGGGAGTCCGGTTTCTTCGTCGATTCTCAGAAACTTATGATACCAATCCGCTTGGTACTCATATCCGATTCCGTCGCCGCACCAGCGTTCTTTCCAGAAGAACTCTCGCCCAGGCTTAAAACCGAAGTCTCTGAGGACTTCCGGGCTGACACCCGGTTTAAGTACCAGACTCATCGTTCAAAAGCTGTACGTTGCCGTCGCTGTCAAGCAGTGGCGTAAACCCTCCGCCGTATCCGCTGAGCACCCACAGGTACAACACATTGGTTTCTGTATCGACGACGATTGCCTCTTGTGACCAGAAATCCTCGTGAAACTCAACGGCACGAAAACGCCCCGTGGCGTCTTCTGCGTCAACCTCCACAGTCAACGTGAATTCCGCTGTATATTTATGCAGTTCTCGCTCAGTGCTCATCGAAAACTACCTCCTGCCAATCCTTCAGGCTCCAGCAACCGCCTTCTGTCAAGGCGCATTCCGTGCAATTTCCGCTGCACTGAACCGCATTTTCGTGCGCAGTTGTCGTCCCGTCCCGGTATCGGACGTGAGCCTCCGGCAATCCGTGCGGATTTTCCATCTTCAACCCGCGCCACGCACTGAAAATCAGGTGGAGGTTCTTCGGAATAATGCCACCGACATCAAGGTAGTTGTTTACAATCCCATATTTCTTGGTGAAGCACAGGATTTCACAGTGCGGATTCCTTTCCGCAATGTCAACCATGTGGTTCAGATAGTAAACATCGGGGATGTCGCCGGAAACATGGAATCGAAAAAATCGAGACATCATAATTGACGCCTCGACTTCTCTCCAATATGTATTTGGGCTGCTTTTCAGCAGCTCGTAGTTGTGTTTGTACGCTTCGCGTACTGACGGACGCATCCGTTCCAGACGCTTGGCGTAACACTTCTTGCTGCACTCGCAGTCGTTTCTGCAGGTAAACCCCGCCGGAAGGGAAATGCTCTGAATCGAACCGAGCTTCGCATTCCCTTGAGATATCTTTATGTTCATAACACCCTCTCAATCTTCTCGTAGAGCAGGATGAACTTGCTCATTATCTGGCGGTTATCATGGTAGTGTCCGAAGTACCATTTGTCGAACTGAACTGTGTGGGCAACCATGTTAAACCACTGTGTCAGAACGTCTGGCTCCCGGAAACCGCAGAACGAAGCGATTTCCTGCGGACAGCAGTGAGAAATGATGTAGTCCACTTTGTTTCCATTCTGGATAAGTGTCTGCAAGCCAAAAGCCAGCTCGTCTTCCGTCGGAAGCTCTTGTTTCCACCAGGAAAGGTGGTTGATACGGAACATTTTCCACCGCTTATCCCAGTCTTTGACGGTTGCCACAAATTCCTCGTCGGAATCGAAGTCCGCTCTATCCAGAATCCCGTCGCCGATGTCGTGGCTGCTCGCGCCGCCGAAGCAAAAGAACTTCTTGCCGTCGAACTCGAACACATAACCACGCATCAGGTGGTAAATGTTGTCTCTGATTTTATGTGCCTTACCGCCGTGAAAATCCACGACTGGGAACTCATCGCTGTACAGCCTGTCGTAGTTCTCATGGTTCCCATCCACGAAAACCACGGTGAAGTTCTTTTTGCTCAACCACTTGAACCAGTAGCGCTCTTCTTCGTTGTCATGCCAAATCCCGAAATCCCCACACACAATCACGATATCGTCTCGTGTCATTTCCCTCTGTTCCTGGAAATTCTTGGTAGAGAATTTATTGAATTCAGCGTGGCAATCGCCTGTTACGAATACCATCTTGGCACCTCAAAGTGCAAGGCAGAAACCGTGCAGCGTCTCCTGCCCAAACATCATCGCCACAAGGTAGGCTGTGTACCCGTCCTGAAGGTTCATATCCTGTGTGAAAATCACAGGCGTATCAAAACGCCCAAGCTCATAGAACTCAGTCACACGTTTTGCGATTTTCTCCGGCGTCGGAGGAGTATTCTCCATGAAGTACGGGATATGGATTTCCCCGAGCTCTGCGTCAAGCGCAACAGCAATGATATTTTTCACCGGGAGATACTGTCTGCTGAACTGCGCCACACGGAGCATTTCGTCTTCGCTCACACCGTCCAGTACAATTTGGACGATTCCCTTGTTATACCCCTTGCGGGTGTCGCAAAGCACCTCGCTTCCGACGCCAACGTGTGGGCTAAGCCCGTCCGGGACAGCAAACCAATACAGGTTCGTGTGCTCCGGTTTGTGCTTAACACCAACGTATTTCATTATGTATTCCTCCCGTTTTGAATATGAGATTTGTGTGGGTGAGCCACCCCGCTTGCTTAGATGGCTCACCCCGTCTGATACGAAAGTGAAAGAGAATCAGACGTTATATGCGATAGTCTCAACCATTACAACGGCTTCATATGGAATGATTGAGAAATCGTATGTATGGTAAAGTGCGCCCGGCATCACCTCGTAGCCGGACTCGTCGAACACATTGAAAAGCTCACACAGCTCATCGTGCGTCATCTCTTTGAGCTCTTCATATGTTTCGGCGTCGTTGATTCTGTACAGATAAATCTTACTTGCGCTCTCGTTTTCTCCGTGCAAATCGGATTCGTAGAGCTTTGTCAGATACTCCATCGCTCACTCCTTCTTCTTCAGAAGGAACTGGCGGGAAACATTCTTGAAGGAATCGGAGCCGTCAAGAGAGCGGTAGACAATACCCTCACGCAGCACGTTTGGATTCACGGCAGACTTACCGTCGGCAAACTCCTTGAGTTCCTCCATCGTAGCCTGCGTTTCGCCGATGCCGAGCACAGGAACCCACTTCATACCCCAGCTCTCAACGATTTCCCTGCCTTCGAGGGAGCCGCTTCTGCCGAGCTTAGAGGTGATAAAGTTGAAGACATACAAATCATCCTCGGCCAGCTTCAGAGGATTTCCCTGAACGGAACCGACGGATTCACCCTGAATGCAAACCCACTCACATTCCTTGTGAGCCTCCAGATACTCGCGGAGATGCCGCTCAATATCATACTTGAACGCCATATCCCAGTAAATGTTGTGGTCGTGGTACGTTTTCTGGTTCTCATCTGCCTGTCGGACGTTCCGGGAGCAGACATAAAACTCATATTTTGTACGCCCATTCCGGCGCAGCGCGTAGGTGCTTGAAGTACCATCCAACTTCTCTGTGAGGACGTACTGCCTGCCGTCGCCAACGCGCCAAGGCTGATTTTCCACGCGCTCCTCGTCCGTTTTCTTTACGAAATTCGGGAAAGCCAGCGGCCTGTCCTTCTTCTTTCCAAAGAAGAGGAACAGCAGACGGCGCCCCCACTTGCGTTTCATCAGCCAGCGAACCGGCTTCGTCTTGAAGAGCTTCGGGTGACGGGCACCCATCGACTTGTACTTGGAATCGCCGTTCGTGCTCCGCTTTCTCACGTTATCCTCCGCAACGGAGTAGACAACGCCGAGCTTCTGTGTCACGTCGGTATTGATGGCCGCATCGCCGAGCTCTGGAAACAGACGCAGCGGCATCAGCAAACCCTGGCTGTAAACCTTGCACATCTTCTGCGTCTTGATTTTGAACTTCTTGGATTCAAGGAACTTGAAGCGTTCGTCTGTCGCAGGAACTTTGCTGTCGATTTCAAAGTAAACGCATTTATCGCCGACTTTCAGCGAATCGTTCTTGCTTATAACAACCCACCAGCCGTTTGTTCTCGCGTACTCCACACGGTCATAGCCCTCGATGGGCTTGATTTCGTCGATTGCAACGACGTATGCCAGTGCTCTTTCTCCATTGATTAACATGCGAAATCCTCCGTTCTTAATTGATTCCTGTAATCTATATACAGTGTAGATGACATGGGCTGCAGAAGGCGCCTCTTCTCATCCTGCTGAACCAGAGAGTTGGGCTTTTATCCAGTGTCGTTATTGCGTTGATTCTGTTGCGGTGCAACAGCCCCGCGCTGTCTGGAGCAGTTGGGATTTTGAGTTCGGCCTGGCGCAGTCCGGAGGAGAGTCTCCCGTGGTGGCTCCTCCTCTTGCCTATCAAATTGGAACTTCCGCTGACAGCAAGAAGTGCTATGTAAAATAGCGATTGCATTACAGGTTAAAACATAATACAGTCTCTTACGATTCGAGCTTTCAACAATTCATCGTCCAGCTTTTCCCACGGCTCCCATCTATATTTTGCCGTTACATCGCCGGTGATGTCGTAAACCTTGCCGCAAATCATTGTTCCGAAATGGTTTTCAACATGGTCGTACATGATTTTTGCACCTTCTCTTAGGAACCTTCGGTAAAGAATGAACGCAAACCAGTAGCAACAGCCAAATTGGAACGTGTCGTCTGTTGTCTCGTGTTCATGGAACCGATTGATAAACCAATCGACTTGCGACATTGATACCCCTCCATTTCTCAGATTTGAACAGCCACGGCGGGAACAACCGTGGCTGCAATTCTTACTCTAAGTCAATTCCGACGAAGCTGTTTGTTGAACCGGTAACCTTCGGCAGCTCGCCGTTCCACGCTTGGATTTTCTCGTACTCAATCAGATTGTCAGTAAGGCTGGCTGCCAGCTTTCGGTTGGCCTCTGCCTGCGCCTCAGCCACAGCGAGAATGGATTCCGCCTCGGCCTGCGCCGCAATAACCTGCCTGTCCGCTTCTGCCTGCGCAGCGATTCTCTTTTGCTCAGCTTCCGCATTCGCAACATTGATAGCCGTCTGGTTCTCAATCTGTTGCTTCTCGTACTGAAGCTGCGCCACCTGCTTTGCGGCAATGGCATCGTTGTAAGAATCCTCGAAATCCATGTTGTTGATGTTCACATTGACGATTGTGATTACACGTTCACCGCCGTACTTTCTATCGATTGCGTCCTGCAGATTCTGCATCGCAATTGGCTCGATTTTAGAACGGTTTGTGACGTTGGACGCCTCCAGAGAAACCATTGATGCCTTCATCGCAGAGGCGACGAGCGTTGCAGGCAAGGCGTTCTGCTTGTAATCGGTGACATTCGCATAAATCCACGCAGAATACTCATGGTTAATCCGATATGTAACAACAACGTCAGTCATGTACACGACAGTTCTTTCTGAACTCTCACCCCAGATAGTGTCGTTGAAGGTGACTTCCTGCTGCTTGTTGTTTACCTTCTGGATATGCTGGACATAAGGAATCTTGAACGCAAACCCATTCGGAACGACATCGTTGTTGATTTGCCCAAACGTGGTGCGGACTCCTGTGTAGCCAGAAGGAATGATAGTGAAACTGCTGAGAATGGTAATCAGCAGAAACAGCGCGAGAATAACAGCGCCTACAATTCTTCCGATTCGCAGGTAGCTGTGCTCGTTGCCGTATCTGTCTTTGCTTTTGGTGTAAAAGAAACTCATTCGTACACTCCTTTATTTCCACGCCCGTTCCCGAGCCGAAGCTGGGCGTTTTTAACAAATCAGAGCTCGACAATCAGCCAATCGTAATCGTTCGCATAGCCTCCAAACTCATGGAAGCCATATGAATAAGCGACATCGTACTCCTCGCCATACTCGAAGATTTCCTCCGGGACTTTACCCCACTGAACCATTTCTTCGTGCATCTTGCGCTGCGCATCTTCCATCGTCTGGAAGCGCTCCGTAAGAATCTCTCTGTCGCAGACAGAAATGAGCATGAATTTATCTTCCATTGCATCATCACCTCGCAAGAAGAACTTTCTTATGTGTCTCAACTTGGAAATCGATTCCGAAATCCTGCGAAACTCTGTCCCGAATAAACGGAATGTAAAAGCGATTGGTAAATGCTATCTTGTATGCCCGGCTTTCTGGAGAAAGGCTGGAAATCATCGGCATCCACGGCCAGAAATACGTTTCCTTCATTTCCCGCTGCCAGTTTACAACGTATCTGTACTTCATCAAAAACTCCGCCATGCGGAGCGCTATGCTGCTCCACCAGCCGCTGCTTCTTGGGTTGTTGTCCAGATAATGGTTAAACTCATTCCACATTCCGGCGTAAGGACTACAAAGGATACTTTTGAATGAATCCTCCATGTCGAATGGGGCTTCTTCGAGCTCGGGCATATACATATCCCGGATGGCGATGTATGCGAACCCGGCGCCGAACATTTCTGAAAGCAGGGCTTTCTGCTCCGCTTCCGTAAGGTATGAAAAAATCTCGTGCATCACGGAATTGAGCACGAGAATCGTTTTGTTTGTATCACATTTTTGAGCTACGCCGGAAAGCTGTGCGTAAAACTCCGAGTCCGACTTTGCAAAATGCAGGTGGTGATTGTGAGACGCGAGAGCCAGCATTTCAGGGGAGTTGTCGATGCCGATATACTTGAATCTACCAGGATAAATTCTGTCGATGATAATCGCCAAGTCTCCCTGAGCGCATCCGTAATCAACAATCGTATCGATTTCTGGAGGAATCTTATCAAGCCACCAGCACTTATCAAAAAGCGTGGTTGACATGCTCTTCACATAGGCGTCGATGTCTTGAATATTATCCATAGCTTGCCTCCGATTTATCGTCTCGCAGGCGGATGAACACGGGGAACTGGAGGCTCTCAAGTCCGGTGTTCTTATCAGAGGAAACTTCCTTATATTTAACTTCACACAGCATACCGGCAATCTCCTCCCGGTTTTGCCAATATGTATCGCGCTGTTCGTCGGAAAACCCGGAACCAACATTTACCTCGTTGCCTCGGAAGTCAAGCACAAAAGCACCGAGTTTACCGGCAAGCCTTCCGCTGCCTTCCTCGCACCGAAGAATCGGCAAGTCCATCGAATAGAACCGCTTGACTTTCAGAATCCCTTTGTGGCGATTGCGGTAATACGGAACGTCCGTGTTAAGCATCAGCCCTTCCTTATCTTCCGCTACCATCTTCTCAAGCAGCTCCCAAATCTTGCGCTGGTCTGTGCCATGGTAGAGAACGGGAAGAACGCTCGTGCAATCCGTGTTGAGCATGATATCCATGCCGTCAAGAACTGCCCTGCGATTGCTATATGTAACCTTTGGATTGGCATTTTCAAAGTCATCGACGGTTATCACGTCAAAAATCGTGTAGCAAATCTGGCTTTTATCTTCTTCGTCAGAATTCAGAATACCAGTCGCCATTCGGAACGCTTCATTATCAGAAAGCTCGCCCTTATTCTTGAGCGTCAGCTCACCGTCAAGAACCAGTCCTGTATTCTGTACCCAGTCACCAACCGCTTTCAGGATATGGTCGAGTCCTTTGTACGGCTGCCCGCTTCGAGCGACGAGCTGTCCTCTATACATCGTCGCACGAACGCCGTTGAGCTTCTGCGTCAACCAAAACTCGGTGCCCTCTTTGATGGGGCGCTTATCAATCGGATAAGCCTGCTGAACCTCCCATTCCGGGATGAGTTCGTGGATTGCCTTATTGACTGTTTTGGCTGTGACGCCAAGCCGAAGCGTCTTTGCGAGAAGCTTGGTATAAACCTCACGTTCCGTGTCTGTGCAGTAGTGGTAAAGCAAAGTCTTTACCTGACGAACCGTTGCGTCGTCAATCCCTCGAAGCCGCGAGAGGAACTCACAGCACTCGAAGATATTGTTAAAGAAGATAAGCGGCTGCTTTTCCTCTTCCGCTTCCGTCTTCTTCCGAAGCGTTGCCTCGGATAAGTTATACGTCAAAAGCGGATTGAGCGCATAGTAGAGGAACATGCGAAACCAGTTGTCTTCCCGATACTTTCTCAGCACAGTCAGCTTCGCATTGGAACCCTTTGCGTTCTGTAATTCGAGGATTTGTTCAACCATCGTCTCGCCTCCTTTACTCGTCGTCACCGGCCTTGAAGTTGTAAACCGGCTTGATTATCGAATCGATAGATACCGTCGGGGAAATATTATCGACAATATCTTTCATGCTCTTGTAAGCCATCGGGCATTCGTCAAGCGTGCTCTGCCCAACGGACGTTGTGTAAATACCGTTCATTTGCTTCTTGAACTCTGAAACCGTGAAGGTTTCTTTCGCCTCACGGCGGCTCATCAACCGCCCGGCACCATGCGGGGCGGAGAAGTTCCAATCTTCGTTTCCTTTCCCTGTGCAAATCAAGCTGCCGTCTCTCATATTGATTGGGATAAGGAGCCGTTCTCCGAGCTGCGCGGAAACTGCGCCCTTCCGAAGAATCATATTCTCTACATCAATGTAATTGTGAATCGTTGTGAACTGTTCAACCACATGGAAGCCCATTCCTTTCACAATCACATCAATCATTGCCTTCCTGTTAAGCATGGCGTAACGCTGAGCAATTTTCATGTCGTGGATATACTGTTCAAACAGCTCACCTTCCACATAAGCAAGAGGCTTTGGAATCTTTGTTACCTTGAATTTCATTTTCTTCAAAGCCGCTTCAATTTCACGCTGTCTGCCAGCCGCCTTCAAAGAGGTAACCATCGCCTCAATTTCTTCCGGGTTGTAGGAAGTCAGGGCTTTATAAGCGGCCTCCTGATAGTAGTTCGCAATCTCAAGCCCGAGGTGACGACTCCCGGAATGAACAACGATATAGATGTTTCCTTCGTCATCCTTATCTGCCTCGATGAAATGATTACCACCGCCAAGCGTGCCGATGCTCTTCCTCGCACGAGATATATCAATGTATCTTGCACAGCAGAGCTCATCGAGCTCTATCTGCTCCGAAAACCGGTGCTCTTTGTCACGAATTGAGAACCCGGACGGGATTCCCTCGCGGATTACTACGTCGAGCTTCCTCGGTTCAAAGCGTGACTCCTTTACGCGGATAGTTTCCATTCCGCAGCCGATGTCAACTCCGACAAGATTCGGACAAATCTTATCTGAAATCGTCATCGTTGTTCCGACAGTGCAACCTGCACCGGCGTGGATATCCGGCATCATACGAACACGGCTGCCGGAAATGTATGGCTGGTTCAGAAGGTTGATTACCTGTGAAATTGATTCGTTATCAACCACATCGGTAAACACCTTTGCACCTGCATACTTCCCTCGAAGTTCAATCATTTTCGCTCCTCCTTTTCTGTAACCGCACTTCGGATTACTCAATGCCGAAACACTCTTGAGTTGGTTTGCATTGCCACACCTCATCCATTTTTTCTCCTCACCCTCCGTGCAGCACCCACGCATTTCTTTATGTAGTCTGTAATTTAATGTAGCGGATGGAAACGCGCAGATAAACCCATCCCGATTTGCTCTCACTTGTGACGCCCGCTTGAGCAAACCGCAAGGCAAGTAATTGCGGAGTGTTTTGCTATGGTTGGCTACGATAGCAGTTTACTGAAACACTCAAAGTATACAGGCACGCAAAAAGCGTGATGGAGCTGGCGACATGAATCGAGCCTGCAACCTGCGCATTACAAGTGCGCTGCTCTGCCGTTGAGCCACGCCAGCATGTGCCGTAAAAACCACGGCTACCCCAATCCGTATCTCCCTTATTTGTCTAAAAAGGGAGATATGCACTAAGCATTGCTCAAAAGGTGAAGAAACCGGAAAATAATATTCTTTCCCTGAAAGAATATTATTTTCCTGGTTTCGAGCTCTTTTGAGCATAGCTACCATTGCTTTACTTCCGCTGACAGCGAGAAGCGATTGCCGGTTATGTATTACTACTGAATCTCGCAATCAATCTACATTGGGGTGGTATTCAAACACGGGAAAACCGTGAAGGAACCTTTGCTATCGCCAGCCGCTTAGTCGCGTCTGGCATTGTCAGCCTGTCAAACCGCAAGCGGTTCGTTCAGATTTTGGATTAAATTAAGAAGCCGAAAACGACGCCACCCGAGTTGCTGGCGGCGAAGTTGGTGCTGCCGCCGGAGTTGGTGACAAAGTAGAAGGTGTCGCCGTAATTCGCGGAGCGGAGCCACCAGTAATATGTTTCATCCCCGAGCATCTTTATACGGGACTTCTCGTCGCTGAAGAAGTCGAAGTGGATATCTCCAAAATCAATATCTTTGAAGTAGTCGTGCGGCCCGACGATTTCCGTTCTGGAAGGAGCCCAAATCAAGTCGGTGCTCTTATACTCCGCGTTGTTGTATTTCTGGATGATTGTCCTCGGCTTGATAACGGAAACCAGCTCATCCGGCAACAACTGGACAATATCATCGATAAGATGCTTGCGCATCTTTGTGGCGGCATAACCGCCCCGGTTCGTGTTGGTGGCGTTCATCTGGCATCTGTCTTTCAAGCATTCCTTGATGACGAATGCCATGCTGTTATTCCAATAGGGGTTCTCGTGAACAGCGACTGCCACGACATTCTCGCCGTTCTTGAGCGTGAATGGAATCTCATCGCCGACGGAAACCGCACGGTATGCGTAGCCGTTCTGGATTTCCTCCGCAAGAGCCGTCCAAGAAGAACGCTCTGTTTTCCTTCTAACCACGCTGATGCTCGGATTCAAGACTTCTTCGCCGAAGTCAAAACCCATGCCAAACCGCGTTCTGCAATTTGGGCACTGAACTAACACGTTGCTCCCTCCTTAATCCCATAATGCGTAGAAATCATGCGCAAACATCTCGAAGAATTTTTCTTTATGTTCCTGCATGGTTTCATAGATTTCCTTGAACTTTGTGGCGTCTCCGCCATAGATTTCTTCAGCCACATTTTCCTCGTCCATAAAGTGCAGGTGGTCTGCCATCTCTCCGAGACGCGACTCCCACTCTTCATCAGTATAATCAAATGGGGTGCCGAAATGATGTTCCTTCAAATGCCGCAGCATTGGCTCAAGCATCTCCATGAACCAGTGGTCGATGTCCCATACATCTGAATACGACCAGCCACGACAAAATCGCTGCCAATTTCTGCGCAGTTTCCACGGTATATCTCTGGCGAGAAACCGTATTCTGTAAAACAGATTCATGGCGCCCTCCTTCAAAATTCGTTTTATTTTGTGGTCTGAATGGTGAGGCTTGAACTCACGGCCTCGTGCTCCCAAGGCACGCGCTCTACCAACTGAGCTACATCCAGATATAAACTGACGGGCAGACGGAATCGAACCGTCACACAGCCAGTACAACACCAGCCCCTGCTGCCCAATTAAGTTATACCCGTCAGTGCGTGGCGGAGAGACAGGGACTCGAACCCTGAAACCCTTGCGGGCTCGGCAGTTTTCAAGACTGCTGCCTTACCAATTAGGCTATCTCTCCGTGTGGTGCTTCTTCAGCTTCATGTATTCGAGGAAGCCCTCGATGGAGTCACGGCCTCCATTCCAATGGAGATAGACGCCGATGCCATTGTTATTGTAATTCTGTAGTGTTGTGATTACTGCACGATTACCCATAATCTCGCCTCCTCTTATTTCCAGTTTGTTGTAATCCTCCCGTCCGGGTGAATTATGATATTGGAGTATCCATCCTGATAATCATTGTGTTGCTGCTGCCACATATCGCCGAGCGTAACTCTGGCATGTTTTCCTGCATAGTCAAACGTCGCATAGACAAAGAAATCTCCGATGCGAAATGTATGTACGTCAATTTCTGAGTCGTTTTGCAAATCATTCCAGATATCAATGGAATAATCTTTCTTTTCGAGCCCGCTCAAAAACCGAAATGAAAAGGACGAGGCATCCATATTCATATAATCCTTGATAAATGCCAGCGTTGGAGCCTCAACGACTGTTTGTACTGTGCAACCTGGGAATATAGCGGGGTTGCCCTTCACATATTCGTTTCTTGAAAGGTTAATATGTGCCAATCCGTTTAATGCCGTACTGAATCCGGAAGTATTGATAGAACAAAACACATTGTTTCCGTACTGACGGAATGTATCAACAAGATTCTTTATATGTACGGGATACAGCCCAGGTTCTCCTCCTGTGATTGTCATTCTTGCATCTGGATGTTCAATCAAGACACGTCTCAGCGACTGAAGCTGCGCATCGAAGTCGTTGTCACCAGCCATTGGATGTTGTCTTTCCAGACAAAACGGACAACAAAACGGGCATTCTTGGGTAGTAATCACTTGAAGGTTTATGCGATAATAAAGAGGTCTACCGAGAGATGTAACCGCTCTGCGCGATTCTAACCTGTATTTCAGGTCGTAATTCATTTCTGCACGAATATCATCGTATGATGATATAAATGGAATGCTACTGAGTTTCCTGCTCATCGTCTTTCCTCCTATTGTATTTTGGTGGCAGGGGCAGGACTTGAACCTACGCAGCCTGTTTGACAAGACAGGCATTTTCACGGGCTTTGGTTGTACTTCCCAAAGAGGGTTGTCAGCCCACGACGCCTTGCGCCCGCAGCTCTTTCCGCTGAGCTACCCTGCCATTGTTTAATATAGCGTTATCGTCTTTTCGCCATTAGACTCAGTATCGTAGTCAAGAACTCTAAAGTACCTACAATTATCACACTTATCATCGAAATCAATTTCGCATTTTCCGTTACACGGGCAAACAGCGATAAAATCATCCGATGATAATAGTCTGACAGCAATACAGATATGAGAATGGTCTTCGATATCCCATGTGGAACTATGATTAGACACAATCGGGAATCTTAGCCGATAGATAAACGCCCTAATAGCAGCACGAAGTTTCCACATATCATTATTGTCCTTTTATCAAAGTCTTGTTTTATTTCGAGACGATGTTATCGCAGTACAGCCCGCCGGATTTCCGGGCTCGATTCATTACCCTCAAGAAAAGAGCCATAAGCTCTGCGAAATCTTCGTCGCCAATGTAGCAGTCAAGGATTTCCTTGTCGTCCTCGGTGACTTCCAAGCTCCCGTACTCAATGTCACCATCTGCGACACCGTTTATCAGCCAACCCTCGAAAACCTCTTCGTCGTTGACTTGACGGGCGATGAACTCCATCGCCTTGACGAGCTTGATGCGTTCGGTATTATCCATAAGCACCTCACTCGTCGCCCCAGTGAACACTGTTGTAGGTAACGCCTTCGCTGTCTGTGAAAACATCACGAGAGACTTTTGCCTTTGCGAAGTCAGCTTCCTGCTCCGCAACGAGCTCCTTCACGCGCTCCAATCCAAGAGCACGAACGTGAGAAGCTGCATAGCTCTTGTCGCCAAAGCGCCATTCGCATTCTCGCCAAAAACCGTCGATGCCCTCATACACAAGGCATGAGTTAATCATCTCTCGGCAAGAAAGCTCTTCGTAAAGCCTCCGCTGCTCCTCCGTCCAATCCTTCCACGGAATGGAGCATAGGCGCGGGAGCGTGGCTTTTGCCACATCGATTTCTCTTTGTGTCATAGCGGCCTCTCCTTTCTTTTATCCAATATTGCAATCTACATGGTGTTAGAAGACAACCTGAAGCAAGCTTATGCTGAGGAGAATCAGGAACTTGGCGTTATTGATGTCTTTCGCAATAGCAAACGATTACTGGTGACGTTGCGCTGCAACGGTTCCTGTAAGTGTGACATCAGGACTGAATGCTGTCGGGTTTGATTACGTCGTTTACCTGGAAAGCGCATTGCTGACTGGGCAGTCTTCTTTCCTATCAAGTTGTTGCTTCCGCTGACAGCGAGAAGCATATTCCAAAGGAATATCATTGCATTGCAATATTTACGTTTTACTGTTTGTTCTGTAATCTATGTACAAGGGCGGCCGGTCGAAGGAGGACGCGTGCGTACTGGGATACCTGCCATCTCACTCGTGCTGGTTTCGATTTGGTTGGCAAATAGCAGTGTCTTGTTGTGCAGCAACGAGAGAGCTTTGATTTTCATTTGGTGCCACCGACGACGAACTCGTTCGCCTCTTCAGCTCGCACCGCCGGATGTCTTCCCGTCCTTCCTGTTTCTCGTCTTTGTGTCACTTTCGCTGACAGCAAAAGCACCACGCAAGGTGGTTATCCATTACAGTACAAACTCAATGCTGGCTTATGATGCCCGCATTTGCTCCTTAATCATCTTGGGGATATTCACGCCGTACTTCTCGCCGATATGAGAAACGAGCGCATCGATTGCCTCGCCCTCCACCATCCGATAATAATTACGATACCCCTCCAACTGCTGGATATCCTCCAGCGGCCATGCGGTTCCGTGCTGCGTATCGAGGACGAACGAGCTCAGCATCGCCTGGAATTGACGCTTCTTCTTATATCCAATCGTGATTTGGTTGTCCTTGTTCAACATCACGCCGAGATTCCAGTTGGAACCGGCAGACGAACCATACCGCGTCTTGGCAGATTTAATAGTGAATGGCGCACGGAATGACGCCAGTACATCCACGATAAACTTCTCTACCTCCCGGAAGTCAAAATCGAACTTGGAGGAAATGAGAAAATCGTCGGCGTACCTCGTATACACGAAACGCTGACGATTGAAATCGCGGAATCCATTGGCGAGCTTGTAGTCAACAGGAATCATCATCACATTTGTGATAAGCGGAGAAATCGGCGTACCCTGCGGCAAACCGCCGTCCAGAATTGCAAGTTCAAGCGCCGTCTGGAGAGCCGCCATACCACGCTCGCTCTTTACTACCTCTGAGAACGGGAATACCATCGAGAACATCTTGATGATGAACTCAAGCGTTGTGCTGCCGAAGAAATTTGACAAGTCGTACTTGCCAAACCACTTACTTTCGTTCGCCTGATGGCGCTTCACAGCGTCGAGCGTGCTGCGCTTCTTCACATAAGCGAAAGCTGAAGTGTGGTAAAGAACATTGAAGTCCTCCTCGAAAATCGTCTTGAGCCTGCGGAGCGCATCCATAAGCTCCGGTTCCGGTGCGTCAATCTTACGAAGTCCGCCGGATTTCTTTGGGATGTGGAACTCGTAATAGAGCTCGTGCCTTGGCCTCTGGCGGAGTTCCTCCGTCTGCGCGTTGAACGCCTCCAGCTTCTGGATAAGACGTTCGATATTGAATCCGAACTTCTGGATGAAACGCTGACTGACACGTTCTACCTCATAGGTTCTGGTGTTCGTCAGGTTCTCGTTGATGACAGCCGGTCTTGTTTCCGTCTGAAAGAGAAACTCCTCCAAAGACATTTGATGGTACATAGGCGGCTGCTTGACTGTGATGTAAATCATTTTGGCTACCTCCTTTTGTCCAAAACCGTAATCTACATGGAAGAATGAGCGCATTGAGGAGATGAGCCCGAGCTCATCGCCAAGTTCGCTGGAACCTTGGGGAACTGTAATAGAATTATCATCTCGTTGCAACGCAACCGAATTGGGCGGGATGAATTGAAAATAATGCTTGACTTTTATTGCGAAATGTGATTACCCGGTTGATGATTCTTACGCTGGCCCGCAGCATCGCCTGCTGCCGCCGTCCTCTTGGTTCTCAAGTTGTCACTTCCGCTGACAGCGAGAAGCTACCTCCGAAGAGATACATAACATTACAGCTTTGTTTATTTACAAGTTAAGCGTTTTCACTTTTCAGTTGGCGCAAAATCGTTACGCCATCGATTCTGGAGTCGATTTCATGGAGCAAAGCCTTGCACCAATCACTCCGAAAGAAGTGCTCAATCTCCGTTATGGAGAAATTTCCGTCTGCGTCAGAACCAATCCATCCGAGGCCGCGTCGCTTGAGTTCCCGGTAGTCATCGACGGCCTGCTGGATGATTGCCTCGCAGAGCTGCTTCATTGTATTATCACTCATGCTGACGCCTCCTTAGAAGGCATCCAGCATGAAGTGGAAACCGTCGATGATAACGAGCTTCTTAATCCCGTTACCCTTGACGAAGTTGATGTAATTGTCTACGCCGAGAGCGCAAACCAGACGAACCGTAGTGGCGACGCCGAGCGTTACTCCACAGGCGGAAACCGGCGTCTCAGCGGCGGCTTCCTCATGGCTGAACTGCATGGACTTGAGCAGATTCTGCTTCATCGCATAGTCTTCCCAATCCGCAGCGTAGTGCTGTGCAGATTCCAGCAGCGTGCGGAAATCAAACACTGCTTTCACATACGGGCTGTCCATGTGTTGCTCGACAAACTTGCGGCGGAGCTCGATGCTGTCCACCGCAAGGAAGATATACCCGGAGAGCAGTTTGCCCTGCCAGCCGTCCGGCTTCAGCTCCAGCTCGTCCACGATATCCGGGTTGATGTCTGTGAGGATGTCCTTCAGTGCCTCAACCTTGAGCTTGCCGACATCCTGCTGACGGAACATCTGATTGCAGATGTTGTGGGGTTCCACTCTGTCGAAATCCCACAGCGTCATCTTGGTGACGCCGCACCTGGCAAGGTTCTCGGCAATCGTCGAGCCGACGGAACCGCAGCCGATGATGTGGATTCTTGCGTCGTCCTTCTCAGGCTGGAAGAACTCATAGCTCTTACTTAAATCCATATGTATACCTCCTTAACTCGTGAAAGACAAAAAGTCCTGCAGAGCTCGTTCAGTTTCTCTGGCTGCTTCAAGCTCTTCTTCGGAAATCGCCTGAATGCGAGCGACACTTCCCTCGAAAAGCTCTCCAAGCGAGCAGTCCTCATCGTCGATGGGTTCGGCGTCCTCCGGGTCGGTGGAAGGAGCGTCCTCCTCATCGTCGAACACCTCTTCCTCATCATCGTTGGCTTCTTCCTCGTCGTCGTCCCAATAACCGTTGTCGTCCATCCATTCAGCAACCTCGTCACGAATCTCGTCGAAGTCGCCGTCATCGAGCCCAACCCAGTCTCCGTAGTCATCATACCGATAATAGTCGTACCCGGTCGGGATGTCCTCAAGTCTTGAGAGAAGTTCTGTCCATGAGTCATTCCGAGCCCAACCCATCAGACAGTCGTTGATGTAATCGTCACGGCCTTCCTCGTCGTAGATGTTGTCGCAGATGTCGCACCGCTCATCGTAACAGAAGTCTTTCAGCTCCCACCACGATGTCACGTTTTCAAAGAATTCTACTCTTGTCATGGGTACTCACCTCCGGTTTACGTTCTCAGATATTCGTCGCTGTATCCGAACGGGCTGTACGGCGAATCCCAATCATCGTCGTCATAGCCGTAAGCGTTCGACATAGAAAGCTGTTGAAAGCCGCCCTTGTCAGCGCCCTTGTTCTTACCCTTCCGCTTGCCCTTCCGCTTCTTGCCGGAAGACTGGACGGGGGCTGGTGTTGTCGTGGGTGTGGGTGGATTGGATGTGGGCTGATATCTTATGCCGTAGTTCGGATACCCACCGTATCCGTAACCGCCGCCATAATTACCGCCGTAGTTACCGCCGTATCTCGTCGGCGTCGTTACCTTGTCCTTCACCATTTCCTTGGCGAGCGTCGTGAACTCATCCATACGCTTTTCGGTACGATACTCAACGAGGAACTCGGAAAGCGCTTCGTTTTCATCGTCGCTGAGCCCATCGACATGGATGTCAACACTGTCTGCGTCGTCATCCAGAACCTTCACGGTGACATCGCCAGTCTCGAACAGAATGTTCTTGGCGAGGTCATAAATCTTGAAGGTCTTATCGCCCTTCTTGTTGTAGATGAGGAAGATATAGAACATCTCGTCGTCGAGCTGCTCCAAAATCCGCTCATACAGGGAGTTGTCAACACCGGAAGGCGTGACGCCCATGTTCACATGGGAATGCCCCTGCATACGGATGTTGTTGAATACATCGTCTTCGTGGCTCATCAGCCACATCTGGTACTTTTCCTGGTCGGTGTTCACCGTTGCGCCGGTGACTTCCTGCGGATAAACCAGAATGTCGGTGATGTAGTATTCGTCCTTGCCCTCTTCACCGCGATAAGCAAGGCCGTGCCATGCGACTTCCTTATCAAAGCCTTTAATAAGAGCCTGCATTTTCTGCCACGCTTCGTGCGTGAAGAAGACGGTTGCGTCACGCTTGATATTTCCAAAGCTCTTGGAGAAGCTGATTTTGCCGTCGGAGAGCTTGGCGCTGCTTAGAGTCTCCTCAAAATCCTTGCGGATTTCGGCGAGACAATCCGTCGTAATCTTGATAATCTTAGCCATCTGCTTCTTCCTCCTTCTGTGATTTCAGATATTCGATTGCTTCCTTCGGCGTAACCACACGCCCATCGGGAAGCTCAATGCAACGACTGTTCGTGAGCGTTGTGTCGGTGAGCCCGTACATCTGCCTCATAAACTCGCTCATAACCGGCGAGTCGCCGAAGTTCAGGCTCTTGCAGGATGCAATCGACTGTTCCAGAGCGCCGATATAGTTTCTGTTTCTGAGACATTCGTTGATGGTGCGGCTGTAGTTCCCCATGCAGTTATATCGATTGATGTGGGGATTCGGCATGTACTCACGGAACTCAGAGCCATACGCATACCCGCCAAGCGGCCTGACATTCCCGTCGAGCTTGAACTCATAAGCCGCACAAAACTTGATGCGCAGCTTCTGCTCAAGGAAGATTGCCGTCATCAGCATCTTCATATCTTCTGCCGGAATGTAATTGTTGCAGGCTCTCCCGTTGGGACGATACACGTAGCTCGTCTCATTGTTGATAATCCTGCGAGCCATATCCTCATCGAAGTACGTCAGATAGTCACGAGCTACAAACTTCATCGTGGTATTCGTAACATCGATGAGAACGAGGTGGTCGTTACACAGGAAATATTCCATGATTTCAGAATCGCCACCACTCTGCTCGATTTTCATTTCCAGCCCAAGAAGCTGGTTCTGATAATCGCGCTGTTGCCGCAGATACTGCCCGATTCTGTCGTTCATGCTGTTGATTTCACGGATAATACCCTCAAGCTGGGCGCGGATATTATCACACTGGATTTGCTCATACCGAGTTTCAAACCCGGCGAGAAGCTGACGGACACGCGCCGTCTTGAAGTCGTACTGCTCAGAGATTTTGGCGATGCAGTCCTCATAGTGATGCGAAGTCTTCTCGCGCAGGGACTGGAGCAGCTCCATCTCGATTTCCGTGACGCCATCTTCCTGATTGAAGTACCACGGCAGGAACGCCGGGATTCCAGCCTGTAAGTAATGGAACTTGCGAACGTCCATATTGTCCGTGAACAGGATGACGGACTTTGCCTCCGGGTTCACAAAGCACAGAACATAGAATGTTTTGCGGAAGAACAGTGTCACCTTTTCAAGACGATGCCAGCCAGTGCGATGCGTCTCAAGCGAAGACCTCACCATTTCCATCCACGCCGTATTGCACGACTGTGTTGGATGGGTAAAGTTGTGGATGCGGAAATTTCCGTTGTAGCCGGAAACCCCGTCCATCAAAGTGGAGATAGCGCTCGAAACGGATATGTCCTGAAGCTGGGATTCGCTGTAATTTGTGCTGTTGAAGGAGAGATACAGCGCTTCTCCCTGCGGCATTCTCGGATTGAGGAGCGCTCGAAGTGTTGCAAGGAAAGAATAGTCTCGATTCCACGAATCGCCCACGATTCTTTCCGCGAAAAAGCCATTTGCCGTTTCCGTAGTCAGCGGCGTGGCTGCGATTACCGACTTAAACAAGGCGATTACCTCCCATATTGATATTTGGTGCCGGTGACCGGACTCGAACCGGTACGCTTTTAGGGGCGAGGGATTTTAAGTCCCTTGTGTCTACCTATTCCACCACACCGGCATGTGAAAAGAGCCAGCCCCTCAAGGCTGGCTCTTATGTATTAGTGGAATCAGGCGTTGTCCGCCTTGACGACGTTCAGCAGGAAGCACTTGTCGGTGATGCCTATCTGGGCGAAGGTCTTGCTCAGGTCGCCGGGGTTCAGGGAAGCGCCGTCCAGGTGCATGGTGCCACGGGAATAGTCAACACCGGCGTCCTCCAGAACGGAGCGAAGGGTGGAACCGGAATCGACGATGACAGTCTCGCGCTTGACGTTGTTGCCAACAATAACCTTAACCATAGTTCAAATCTCCTTTAATTCATATTTTTTGTTTGTTTCTGGTTGGTTGTGAACGGAAGGAGCCGCCCGTTTATCAGGCGGCTCCGTGGCGGATGCTCAGATTACTGAGCGACAGTGATGTTCTCCAGAATCTGCGCCTTCTCAGCGTCGATTTCCGCCAGAACATCGGGCAGAGTGGCTTCCAGCTTGTTGAGCAGCGTCACGGCGGGGCCGATTTCGTCAGCCACAGTTTCCTTGATGTCCTCGCACTCCTTGCCGGTGTAAACCAGGGTGATGGAGGCCAGCTTCTGCTCGTCGTGGGTGGCCGTGGCGAACTCAGCGCCGTACTTGCCGATGTTGCCAGCGCCACCGTTGGTGACACCAACACGGAAGATGGGCTCCTTGCCATCCTCGCCGCCCAGCAGAACCAGAGCCTTGGGACGATACTTCGCAACCTTGCGATAGTCCTCCAGCTTCACCGCAGAGGTAACCACCACTGCCTCGCCCGCGATAACGATTTTTGCCATACTATGTACTCCTTCTGTTCGATATAGTCGCTGTTTGTTGGATATCCGCCAGCGCTTTATGGGTATAGCCCATAGGAAGCCGCGCCGTTGCTGGCATACCAGCCTGAGAAGGGAGGCAAAACTCCGGCTGGCTTATATAGAAAAGCTCAGGCGGTACGCAAAAGACCGCCTAAGCTCTGGCGCACACCAATGGCTCCAAATTCAGAGCAGTAGGGTGCGTCGTAATTGTGAGTATAGGTCGTAGGATAACCATCACTCACATCGGAATTGTCCATTTCCCACTCTTCCTCGTAGTCGCTGACATAGAGGAAAGAGTCCATCTTGCCGATGGCGGAATAACACTTCACGACCATATACACGACCGCGTTGTGTTCTTTTTCAAACTCCTCGACGAGTTTCTTCTGTTCCTCGTCGATGGTATATAAAGCACCGAACGGAGGCTCGCTAACCATTACGGTTCCATCTTTCTGGAACTGGCTGATTGCGTCGTCGATGATACCCAAGGTCTTCATTCGCCGAACGGCTTCTTCGATTTTGCGTTCTCTCGAAATCTGCATATCAAAACCTCGTTTCATATGCCTTCATTCAATTTTCTTCCGCACTCTGGGCAGTAATTAGGATAATAATCGTCTGTATAATCTTCACCGCACGCCCTGAGAACGATTTTATTGTCTACTGTGACCGCTACATATATTGCAGTCCATATTCCAGAAACTAACTCCACCTCATTTTCGAAGTGTGAATATCCGGGTTTAGTCTTCTTGTATTTCATACTGCATAATTTGCACATCTCGCTCACCCCTTTGATTTATTATCTGATGCGGTGTTCTTCAATCAGATATTGCCAGCCGGTTGCCTCGGAAGACTTGTCGTGTTCTACAAACTCTCCCATAATCTTTTCGGCATTTTCTCTGTCTTGGAATATACTGTGAAGAAACCATCCTTTTGTCGGGTCTTTTACCATTAAGGCATAGACCAGCTCTCCGCGAACTTCTCCGCATATTATCATAGGCAACTCCGTTCTGCCTTACGGCTGATAAATCGGGTTATCCTCGTCCTCGAACTCCATACATTCGTAGGGATATTCCTCGAAGAATTCCTCACCGTCCTCGTCTTCGAGGTACATCGGGCGGCGGATGGGCAGACACCACTTTCGTGCGAGATACTCAAGGAAATGCTCCTTGATATCCTCACAGATTTCATCGGAAACATCCACGACATCATCGAGGCTGAAACCATCAAGCACGACGCCAAGGAAATCCTCAACCGCCATATCGAGCTCGGCTTCTCTATCGTCGATTTCGGACTGCTCCTCGAAATGTGTGTAGTCGTCCTCTTCATCTTCGCCGAAGTATCTGTTGAGAACCTTCTCTGTCAGATACTCATCGTAGAACTTTTGGACGGTGGTCTTGCAGTCGGATTCGCTCACGCAGAGCTCGGAGTAAACCTCCTCATCGTCGAGATAGGCGACGATGTTCGGTCGCCCGCCGCTCTCTTCGAGGAATATTTCCGTACCAAACTCAGGATTTTCGGCAATTTTCCGCTGATGTGTTGTGAGAACTTCCTTCTCACGATGGAATAATGCCCAGACTTCAGAGGCTTCGACAAGAATGTGCTGTGCCATATGTATCCCTCCCGATGATGATTGTTTTAGACGGGGAAGCTTTACCTGACAACCCGTCGTTCTCCAGCTTCCGAGGATGCACTTTATCTCAAACCGTCCGCCGTTGCAACATTTCCTCCGACTTGGACACTATCGCAGTCCCCAGCGCCTGACGTTGGCGTTTGCGCTTATACCAACGTCTGGGTCGCCCCACGGAATCGTACCGTGCCATTGCCGTTGTGAAAAAGAGGAAAAGCAACGGCAAATCGAACCTCGCTTGTCCGCTCTGCTCTGCGAACCATCGGGCTTCCCACCTTACCCGAACAACCGCGCCGCCCCACAGAAGAAGAACCAGAAACTGGCAGAATGAAAGAAAGGAGGTGATGAACATGCGGCGCCCCGTGTGATTTACTTGTTTTGAATTGCGGCTCGTTTCAGCCGCTCGCCAGCCTCAAAGGACGGGATAACCCTCGCAGGGATTGGCACAGCCTCGCCGGTATGCGGATTCCTGCCCGTTCTTGCGGCACGTTCCTTGAGCTCAAATGTGCCAAACCCGGCGAACTGCACCCGGTTGCCCTTGGAAAGCTCAAGGGTGATGTTCGCCAGCAGAGAATTGAGAACCGAAGTCACAATGCCGCGACTGTACGCCGTGTCGTTGCAAACCTCAGAGATGACTTCTTCCTTGATGATTGTTCGTGCCATACAGACACCTCCTAAAACCTGTCGTTTTCGCGCTGGTATCGCCCCTTCTCCTTGATACCCTGGCAGATGTAAGCGCCTGCCAGAGCAACAGCGCAGATGATGATGAAAACCAGAGACATATGTATTTCCTCCCATATTATGTTGTTAGTTGAAAACCGGATGAGAAAGCAGCGTACAGCGGCGGCTATGCCTCAGCTTGTTGACGAACTTCCTCGCCAGATACGGAGAATCAAAACTCCGCGTGAGCTTCACACGGCTGGCATTCACAAGGAATGTCACCTTGTAATACCCCTTACCCGTGTCGTTTTCCGAATAGCAAGTCTCGCTCATAAGCAGATACCTCCGTAAAACCAGAGTTTTATAGCGGCGCTTTGCCGATAACCCGCCATCCGGGGCACCTTTGATAAGCCCAGATAACCGAGCCCTTCGGCCATGTAGTGCCGTCTCGAATCTTGAGAAGCTTATAGATGTATTTCTTTCTCATGTGTACAGTGCGTTGCCGAGCAGAACATTGGCAATCCTCTGCAGCACAACCGGTGCGTCTGCCTCTGGGATGCCGTGTCTCGTTAAAACCTCTTCTGCCTGTTTAATCTCGCTACCGTGAATAACCAGATTCTCAAACTGGATGCAATTCCTCGGACGCCAGATACGATAGGACTCACCGAAGAAATCCCGGTAAGCCCTTTCAAAACCATAGAAGTTATCTCGAACCTCGTCCGGCATATAATCCTTTTCGACAGCGAGCCGAACAAGCTCGGCGAAAATTTTCTTATAATCCAAGCGTGCGTCCGGCGCTTCGATTTCTGTCCAGCCGCCGGAACGGCTGTCCCTCGGAGCCATATGTGAAGTAGAAATCTCATTTTCCATACGCAGAACCTCCCGTTTATTCCTCATCCCATTGTGGGAGAGACTCGAAGAACCTGTCCATCCGGCGGCGAAAAGCCGGAATGAACCGATAAGCCAGATTGAAAAGCCCCTCGCCAAGCAGGAGAAGGAGCGTGAAACCGCCGACGACGGCGGCAACGTAGGCGATACCGAAAACCATGTCCTCAGTCATATCGGCACCTCACATAACCCAGGCAAGAACCATCCTGCCGTTCTTCCATATTTCCACTTCATCACCGGCACGATACCAGCTCATGGCTTCGGCGTGGCTCTCAGAAACCTCACCAGTAGAGCGATTGAGATAATACTTTTCCATGCAGAAAACCTCCCTCAAATCGCCGCCATCATCTGATGCCCGGAACCGTAGCGAACCGTTACCTTCAGGCTGGACGGATTACCAATGATAGTCGTACCATCGGAGCAGTTGGCGAAAAACTTGCCCTTCTCAGCGTCATTGTGAAACCTCACGCTGATGCCGCCTCCGGCGCGGCTGATAAGAGCATTTACCTTGCGTCTAAAAACATCGTAGCTCATGCAAATTTCCTCCTTGCTTGATATGTGGAACCTCTTGGTCGGGAGTTGATGCCCACAGACGCCGGATACCCGGCGTTTCGTCGTTCATCAGACGACTCATCAGTGTGGAAAATCGTGGGGATGCCAAAAGCCGCCCCTTATATGGCGCTCACTGCGCCTTCTTTACCGGCAAAATCAGCCGGTTCATGCAGGGATTACCCTCGTTGTTTTTGCCGGGGCATAAATGCACGTTCGTATTCCCGACGCGGTTCATCTGACAGCCGCATTTCCGGCAGGTATAAACCTTTTCCCGGCGCGGCTTCTGCTTGATACCGAAAGCCTTTCCAAGCTCGGCGAATGAATGAAGAACCATAGAATTACCCTCCTGTAATCTCGTGATAGCGGCTTGGATATTGAAAGCGGCGGGAATTACCCCGCCGCTCGTTCTCAAATACCAGGCTTACTTGGCTTTCTTGTAGTCCACCTCATACGCCTTGTCGGTGACGATGCGATGGCAGATTTCCATCACATAGCCGCGCATATACTTGTGATTGGCGCAGGTGACGGTCAGAGCCTTGCGGCTCTTGCGGGAATACACGCTCATCAAGAAGTTCACGTCATGGCTCGTCGCCTTATTCGCAAATTCCTCGCCGAGCATTGCGGCGATGATTGCCCGCAGGGTCTTCAGGGTGTTGGTCTTGCTGGTCGGGTTCTTACCCATATCGAAACCACGGGCGATTTCCGACATGGCATAGCTGTCGTTGATGGCTTTCGGGTCGATACCCAAATCCACCGCCTTCTGCGCGGTCAGGAGCATGTTGAATTTCTCGACCATGTACAGCCAGTTATGGTCGGCTCCGATGCCCTCGCAATACTTGTGGAGCTTCAGAAGGTCGATTTGCCGTTCCTTCTCGATAACCGAACGCACGGGAACCTTGTCGTCGCCCTCGATGGTATCCTTTACCCCGATAGTGACAAAGGAAAGCATACGGACAGCCGCAAGCATGGGGTCGGCGCTCTGCTTGCATTCCTCGAAGCACATATCCCGGACGATGCCGGTGTACTCGTTGATGGCCTCGGTGATTTCCGCATCAATCTTTGCGGACTCGTCGAACTTCTTTTCCTGAAAAGCCTCGTTATAGGCTTTCACCTTCTCCTCGACGGATGCGCGGAGCTCCTGAAGTTTTTTGGTCTGCTGCTCTTTCGTCATTGCCAAACACTCCTTTTAATGAGATTATTTCGAGCTTATCGCTCAAGTGAGCGCCGGAACGATTGCTCCGGCGCTCTATCAACGATAAACCCTTTCGGGCGGCTCCGGCTCTGCATTTCGGCTTATGGGTCAAAAACCTCGCCCATAAATCCGTTGCAGTATTTATCGGAGCGCATACCATTTCCGATACTCGCCCGATTGAGTGAAATTTCTTGCGTTACACGATACTTTGACTTTCCGTCCCCTCAAATTCCTTGCGATATGTCAGCTCCTTGGAGCGTAACACCCTTGGGTGGACATGGCGCGAATTATCAGGGCTTTCCAGCCTTTTCTCGCATAGCCCTCAGTGGTGACGCATTTGGGGCGATATGCGACATCGTTTCACATCTAACTCTGTCAAACTCCGGCGGTTTTCACTATCCGAACCATAGGTCTACACCCGTATGCTACCGGCGACGCCTCTGTTTCCCGAGGTCGGAACTTGAGTCATAAACCCTCAAGTTGGTCGGCTTTGGCTTGCCGTGGGGCTTGCCTTGCCGCTGTACACCGCAAAGGGGGTACAAGGGCGGCGGCTTGCCGTGGGGCTTGCCTTGCCGCTGTACACCGCAAAGGGGGTACAAGGGCGGCGGCTTGCCGTGGGGCTTGCCTTGCCGCTGTACACCGCAAAGGGGGTACAAGGGCGGCGGCTTGCCGTGGGGCTTGCCTTGCCGCTGTACACCGCAAAGGGGGTACAAGGGCGGCGGCTTGCCGTGGGGCTTGCCTTGCCGCTGTACACCGCAAAGGGGGTACAAGGGCGGCGGCTTGCCGTGGGGCTTGCCTTGCCGCTGTACACCGCAAAGGGGGTACAAGGGCGGCGGCGGCAAGGTCGGCAAGCCTTGCCGGGTCTATCCAAAAAGAAAAGCGCCCCGCCGGTCATGGCGGGGCGTTGTCTATGCGGGGCGGTGCTTTACTTGACGACGGCGGTCGCCTTGTCACGGATACGGCGACCGCAACGCTTTGCGTTATCAACGGTCAGCCCCATAGCGGTCGCTATCGCCTTATATCCATATCCGGCAAGGCGATATTTCAGCACGGTCATTTCACGGTCGGTCAGCCCCATGGTGGCGACAAGGCGGTCGGTCGTTTCGACGGTCTCACGGTCGGCGGAATAATTGGTCGGCTTGCCGTCAAGACCGGCGGGCTGACCGGGGATATAATCGGGGTCGCCGTCGGGTCTTCCGCCCACGTTGCCGCCCATGTCGGCATATTTGGATAAGCGGCGATAGATGGTCGAGCCGTCGCCCGTTTCGGGGTCGATTGCGAGGTCTTCTAAATATGTATAGCCGTTGCGGGGGTCAGATTGCATATGGCGGCTATTTTGAATTGAACGGCGTACAGCTTTAAACACTTCTTGAATGGGGGTCGTTTCGACCGTTTCCCATCCGTTGACACTTTCGGCGGTTTTAATCCAGACCTTGCGCTTTAGACGGCGTACAGTGTACGCCCTTTCAAGGTCAACGGGCTGACCCGGGTCGCGGTCGGATTGCTTTTCTGTTTCGTCAAGAATTGCAATAACGGCATCATTTACAAGGTCGAGACCGTCGCCCAAAGTCTGACCGGCAAGGGCGGTCGCCGCTTTAGCAAAAGCCGGGTCAATGACTTCACTGACCGGGTCGCCGTCGGCGTTGAAAGTCAAGCGGGTCGCCCCATTGACGGCATAGGCAAGCCGGGTCAGATACGCCCGGTCACGGGTCAGGTCGTCACGCAGTGCGACAAGGGCGGGACTTAAACCGTTATCAGACGGGCGGTCGGCGTTGCCGTTGCGGGTCGGGTCAATGACTTTGCGCAAGACGGAATAGGCGACGGCGGTCGCAAGGTCGGTCAGCGTTTCGGCGTTGCGGGGGTCGGCGTTGTACTTCTTGACAAGGTCGGCAAAGGTGGTCGGGGTCGTGGTCTTGTTGGTGGTCTCTTTCATGGTAATACTTCCTTTCATTCTGACCCGGTGGTCGGGTCGTGTATTTGGTGACCGGTGGTCGTCCGGTCGTGTTCATTATAAGGGATTGCAAAGAGAATGTCAAGAAGTATTTTTTGAATGGGGGATATTTTTCAACGTGTACCGCAAAGGGGGTACAAGGCAAGCGGGGCGGCGTTGACGGTCGCCGACGTGGGCGGGGCGTTGGTCGTGTTCGGCGTGTGGTCGGTCGTCTATGTCCGCTTTTCGCACAAGGGGACTTTGACCGCCGTAGTTATGGTATTTTTGGGTCGGGTCGGCGTGACAGTCATGGAAGTCACTTCATCTCCCACATACGATTTTTCACATCATCCAATCCCAATTTTTCCTTGTGATTTCAAGGATTTCAAGGCTTCAAAATCTCCCATCCAAAATCAATGGCTACCGCTGAAAGACACGTTGTTTCTGGACAAATTTCAAAGTCAAGTTTTTTGATAACCCCGATAAATCGGAGCCCTGATTTCAATATAATAATCTTGTCAAAATGGGCTCTCAGGACATAAAAACCGTTTGACTTCACCATATCCATATGGTATAATATAGGTGTAGTTAAAGATAAGGTCTGCAACTACTCCCCCGCTGCGGCGCTCGCCCGAGCGAATTTCTTTTGGATTATCTTGTTTATTATAAGGTATGTCCCTCAGCTTCTGCCTTCGTTTCATCGCAGATGCAATGCAGCTTAGTATACTATCCAGAGATTGTTTTCCCCTTTTAAGAAGCTCGGCGTATCCCGTTGTGCTGCAATGGGTTTTCCGAAATTTTAGCACCTACTTGGTGCTAAACCGGTGCTAACCACAAATTCATTCCGAAAGGACGGTACATATGTCTATTATCAAGATGGAGGCCACGCGCTTCAACCACAACGTCATCAACCTCAATGCGCTACGCGACGGCACGTCTCGTAAGCTGGCCGCCGGACTCATCGCTCCGGCTATTGAGGACACGCACTGCGAGCTCGCTCCAGAGCACGCTGCCGAACCCATCAAGAATCTGGACGATATCTTCCGCATCTCCCAGTACCTCATCGCCAACGGGCGCTATCGTGACAACATGCTGTTCATCGTCGGTATCAACTTTGGACTCCGCGCCAGCGACTTGCGGATGCTTCGGTTCTCCAATCTCATTAACGACAACTGCACCTTCCGCGACAGCTTCGCCGTATTCGAGAAGAAGACGCGCAACACCCGCAAGCGCAAGAAGAACCGCTACATCACTATCAACAACGCCGTCATCGAATCGGTAACTCTCTATCTGGAGCACACACCGAACGTCTGCCTGAGTGACTATATGTTCCGCAGTCAGTCCAACCGTGGGGGCAACGTCAACGAGCCGCTGAGTGTGAAGTCGATTGACAGGCTCCTGAAGGGTATCGCCGATGAACTCGACTTGTCTGTGAAAGTGTCCACACATACGATGCGTAAGACGTTCTGCTACCACCAGATGCTGATGAGCCATAACGACAGCCGGAAGCTCCTGCTCCTCCAGAAGATGCTGAACCACTCCTCTCCCGCTCAGACTTTGGATTATATCGGCATCACCGGCGAGGAAGTCGAGGACGCTTACCGCAAGCTGAACCTTGGCAGCAAGAAGTACAACTATCTCATTGACAGCGACATCGAGGAGTACGATGCGCTGGCTATCTAAATGGAGGTTTATATGAACTACACCAAAGAACAGAACCGGGCTCTGTGCGAGAAGTACCCGTTCCTCATCCCCACAAATCGTTGGAGTGGAAAGAGAATCACTGACGCAGCCGGTGGCGGCTATTGGCCTGGTTCCCCAGAGGCCGTCCCGGAATACGATTACGAATACACCGAGCTCGATTCAATGCCGGACGGCTGGCGTGCCGCTTTTGGTGAGCAGCTATGCGAGGAGCTGAAGGCTGAGCTTGAGAAGGCCGGTGCGCTTGACTCATACCGCATCACCCAAATCAAGGAGAAGTTTGGCACCTTGCGCTGGTATGACAGCGGAAACACCGAGGCCGGGTATAAGATTCTATCCAAGTACGAGGCGCTCAGCATCCGAACCTGTATCTGCTGCGGCAAGCCTGCTACCAGAATCGCCACTGGATGGATTTCTCCTTACTGCGATGACTGTTGCTCCGGAGAACGAACTATCCCTGTCGAAGAATACTTCGCCGAGATTGAGGACGAGGAGGATGATTGAGTGGTAAGAGTCTGTGATGCGATAATGGGCACGGGCAAGTCCAGTGCCGCCATTACATATCTAAATGAGCACCAAGATGATAGGTTCATCTACATCACACCATATCTGGACGAGGCTGCTCGTATCAAGAAGGAGTGCCCGAACGCACACTTCGTCGAGCCGAGCGAGAAGCTCCGGCAATACCAGAACAAGAAGTCCGTCCATACGGCGGCACTTATCAAGGAAGGCCGCAATATCTCTACCACCCATCAGGCGTTCAAGGGATATAACGCTGAGATGCTTGACGATATCCGGCGGCAGGGCTACACGCTGATTATCGACGAGAACGTCGAGGTACTGGAGACGTTTGAAATGCACCCGGACGATTTGAAGCTTGCTGTTGATGCCGGGTATGTTACCGAGAACGACGGTATCTATACGATTGCGAATGAGGACTATAGTGGCAACGCCCTGCGCGAGCTCTTTTATATGATGAAGTCACGAGAGCTTGTCCGGCTGACTGATTCCGACGACAACTCCCTGTTCTACTGGGCGCTGCCGCCCGAGCTTATCCAGTCGTTCAAAGACGTGTTCATTCTGACGTACCTGTTCGATGGGCAGAGCATCCACCATTTCCTTGAGATTTACAACATCCCGTATGAGTTCATCGGAATCTCCAAGGATGAGGGTGGCAGGTTTCGGTTCTGTGAGTATCCGGGCTACACGCCGGAGTACGTCACGCATTTGGGCGACATGCTCCATATCCTCGACAGGGATAGAATCAATAATGTTGGCGACGACTACCACGCTCTGTCCAAGAGCTGGTTCGAGCGGGGTGGCGAAAACGTCGAGCAGCTCAAGCGCAACGTCAACAACTGCTACCGGAACATCTGGGGCGACATCCCGGCCGACAGACGCCTCTGGGGTTCGTATAAGGGTGCGTTCAGTAAGATGCGCGGCAAGGGCTACACCAAGGCGTTTCTCACGTTCAACGCCAAGGCTACCAACAACTACAGGAACCGCGACTGCCTCGTCTATATCGCCAACATCTTTATGAACGTGAACGAGAAGAAGTTCTACCAGATGCACGGCATCGATGTGAACGAAGATATGTATGCGCTATCCATCATGGTACAGTGGATTTGGCGCTCAGCAATCCGCGACGGCAAAGAGATATACATATACATCCCCAGCAGAAGAATGCGAACCCTCCTTGTTGATTGGATTGATTCTCTAAGCAAAGGAGGAAACGCGAATGGATAGTATCTGTGCGGTGTGCGCTGCAAGTGAGCAATGCCCTTGCTGTGGCGCATGTGACGAAGGAAACTATGAACAATGCGATGAAGTCCTCGCTGTGTTCGTTGAGGATTGTCGTGCTGAATACCACAAAGCGTGGGCAGAATACATCAAAAAGTTCAACGGTTAAGCATGTTTTATCAGGTTAATTTGAAAGTCTGCATGGAACGAGGTGACTATTATAGGTAAGCAGTTAGTATGCCAGAAATACATATACAAAATCCATAGCAGCAGGCTCCGCAAGGAACGCTGGAAGCTGACGTTACCAATAGAAGAAGCGAGACGCAACGACGAGGTAATCTCGCTCGCCGACAGCCAGATGCTCAGATGGATAGATGAGTTAAACGGTATCACCGACGCCGACGCCAAGGCGCATGAGATTAAGACGCAGATACGGCGGCTGCGCAAAGAAAAGAACAGCCCGCAAAACAAGCGGGCTATCCGACAACTCTATAAGGATTTGGATACGCTCCAGTTTAAGCCGGACTACCTCTGCCTTATTATCGATAAAGAGAAGGACTACTACCGGGCGTGCCGTGGTTTCAGTATTAACGGTGTTCGCTATAAGCGTTTGCTTGGGACGAACGGCGGTATAAAGAACTCTACGATTGTGTTTGTCAGCGAGCGGCTCGCCGATGAGCTTCGACGCAGGGTTGAGAACGGACGCAATCCCAGCAAGGAGCTTGTAACGGCGAAGCTGGAAGCGTATAAGGCTCTGACGTGCAGTGCCTCCACCCCTGTGTCACTGCCACATGGAATCCTTGTCGTTGATGACGCGGAGACGGAATTCGATTCCGATATCCTATATCTCACGGACGAGGGCGACGGCGAACCGTTGATGGATGAGCGTAAGTGCGAGCACATCAAGATAGACGCCTCTGATGGCTTCGGCATTATGCTCCCCTCACTCGCTGCAAGATGGAGCGAGGAACTTGGGCTCGATTATGTAGTAAGTGGTGTGAATACTCGGTTTTCTTTTGAAAAAGGAATGATATTCACGTTTGACTTCGTTGATTTCGCTGAAAAGATTGCGAACTCCTACATTGTTAAAGACGCCTGGGGAAATGATGTTGATGTGCGTGACGTAGAGCTCATCCTTACCACGTCGATGGTGAAGCTCTGGGACTCCTATGAGAGCTGTCGGGACTACGTTGATACATCCGTATCGAACGGGTACACCTTCGGCATTGCCAAGACGTGCCCGAAGGTTCTTGAGAGCGAGCGGACGCTGAACTACCAGTTTATTCAGAGCTACGACTTGAGCGACGACGATATCGACGAGCTGATAGCTCCGACGATGGATGAGATACGAGACGTGCTCGGCGGCGACTGGCGCAAGACGGTGCTGTTCTTAAAGGGCTCCGGCATCAACGAGGACAACATCTCCCGTCTGGACAACGACTTTATCAAGGCAGTAATGATTGACAGGCGAATGTTGGATGACGCCTTCGTGCAAAACAGTATCTACCAGTTGATTCGGAACCGCATCAACGAGGCAAAGGTTGGCGTACTGAAGGTTCACGGGAACTACTCGATTGTGTCGGGCGACCCGTATCTGCTGTGCCAGGATATGTTCGGCTTAGAGAAGACAGGGTTGTTAAAAGCGGGTGAGATTTACAACCAATACTGGGCTGATTGCGGTGCTGAGAAGCTGGCTTGCTTCCGGGCTCCCATGACGTGCCATAACAACATCAGGCTTGTACATCCAGTCAATACCGACACGGCTCGGTACTGGTATCGCCACATGACGACGGCGACTGTGTTCAATAGTTGGGACACGGCAACGGCAGCTCTGAACGGTTGCGACTTCGACGGCGATTTAGTGATGCTGACTGATAACCGTATCCTCGTCGAGAAGCTGCGTCCGCTCCCCGCCCTGATGTGCGCACAGCGTAAGGCCGCAAAGCGGATTTCAACCGAGGATGACTTCGTGCGCTCCAACATCGAGAGCTTTGGCAATGATATTGGACAGACTACGAACTGGGTAACGAGCATGTTTGAGGTTCGTTCCAGATTCGCTTCTGACTCTGACGAATACGAAACGCTCTCCTACCGCATCCGCTGCGGCCAGCTCTACCAGCAGAACGCGATTGATAAGGCGAAAGGTATCGTTTGTAAGCCGATGCCGAAGGACTGGCATGATAGACATGCGGCGTCAAAGATTGAAGACGACGAAGAGTGTGAGTTTTATCGAAGCATTGTCGCAGATAAGAAGCCGTATTTCATGCGGTATATCTACCCGGCCTTGATGAAGCAATACAATACATATATCAAAAACACGGACAGAAATGCACTGAGAGAGTTCCAGATGACAGTGGCTGAACTGCAGGCGCTTGGCGACGATGAAATTACTGACAGGCAGTGTGAGTTCTTGAAGTATTACTATCATCGGATGCCGGTTGGAACTGGCGGCTGTGTGATGAACAAAATCTGCAAGCGTTTCGAGGACGCCTTCGATGGATATATTGGAAAACACAATGCCGTTGTGAAGTTCGACTATCACTTCATGCGCAGCGACGCGGAATATACTCCGAAGCAATTCAACGCCATCAAACGCCTACGGGACGATTATAACAGGCGACTCAGCAGTTACGCCGTGTTTGCAGATTACGAGCGTGTGGACGAATATGATTCATTTGCTGCTCTGTCCATGATGAACGAGGAGTTCAGAAGAGAGTGTAGCGTAATCTGCCCAGACAGCAGAGCGCTCTGCAATATCATCTTGGATATCTGCTATACAAAGAGCTCAACGAAGAGATTCGCATGGAGCATGTGTGGTGACGATATTATACATAACTTGCTCTCAAGCCATGGCGGTGTAATCTCCTACCCTGTACCAGACGCCGGTGGCGAGTTTGAATACTGCGGCGAGAGATATGCCGTAGAAACGATACAGATTGGAGTGGATGAATGACGATTGTTCTGAATGAACACGAGTGGGCGGAGGAAATGATTTATTCCCGCTCCCTCGGGAAGAAGCCATTTGAAACATTATCCCGTGTTTCGAGGTATTACATAGATAACGGCATCCCCAAAAATGAGGTGCGCAAGATGCTTGACGTATTTTTGATTCAATGCGAGCCAACAGCTTCTATTCCGAAGTGGGCTGACACGCTCGATGCTGCGCTATCCAGAGCTGTTCGGTATGAGGCTGTCGGCATCAAGAGTATCGACATCACGAAGGCTGAGATGGACAAGATTGACTCTTTGGAAGGGAAACAGATTCGACGCCTCGCCTTCACTCTACTCTGTCTCGCAAAGTATTGGGATATTGTCGGAAAGACTTCAGAGCACTGGGTAAACAGCAAGGACAGCGACATTATGCGTATGGCAAACATCAATACATCGATTAAGCGCCAGAGCCTGATGTACTACAATCTGAACGCCGCCGGGATGATACAGTTCTCCAAGAAGGTTGACAACACCAACGTGAAGGTTTGCTTCATGGCTCCGGGCGAGGTTGTGATGAGCATTACAGACTTCCGCAATCTTGGGTATCAATATCTAAAGCATCACGGAGAACCGTACTTCGAGTGCTGCAACTGCGGAATTACCACTAAATATGACAAGCCGAATAATAAGAATTCTTTGTGGAAGCAAAAATACTGCAAGGCATGTGCTGTTGAAATTGCCACGCAGCAGAACGTCAATTCTGTAATGCGGATGCGGTATCCGCCTATAAGGTCGTGTTGATTATATGGAATTGTTGGAAATGAGATTAACTCGTAATCCGTTGTGTTGCAACGGATTACGGGATACTTGATGAGTTGCTATATTGAAGGGAAATATAGCGATTGAATTTCTCAAATTTGAAGTAAAGGATGACGATTTACAAATGATTGCTATTACCAAAGCAGAAAAGGACGCGATTAGAGAGAAGTTTCCGAATGTGAATATCGTTCGCACCATGAAACAGAAGTCTAAGCGCCATCACTACTATTGCGAGGAGACGAAGCAAGTATCCAAGCTTCTGAAGCAAATGCGTGAATCTGATTGCGTCACTAACTCAACGAGGAGGAATGTACGCAATGCAGATAGAACGGATGGAAAACGAGTCAAAGTTTGACTATCACCGCAGGCTTGTCTACGGAAAGCTTGTAGACAAAACACTCGCTGATGTGGATTACTCAGAGCTGTCGGAGCTCGTGTACGGGCAACCGTACTCCAGCGACGTTGCGAGAAGGATGCTGTACGGCAGCAGGCGCACGCTTGAGTTGATGGACGAGGAGCGTGCCGCAGGAGACGGTTCAAGTGCATACGCCGATGAAATAGATGCCAAGATGATAGAACTGCGCAAGGAGCGCCAGAAGTTTTACGACATGCGAAATGCTTTCAACAGGGTTATCCGAGAGCGTTCGCGTCAGGAGGAGTTGAACGAGATTCTTGTATCTGCCGTTCAATCTGGCAATCTGCCACGGCTGAGCTATGAGCCAACCTATATTGAGCCGTCTGACAACGACTTGCTCTGTTCTCTGAACGATATCCATTATGGTATTGATATCCACAATGCTTGGAATACATACAACCCGGAGATTTGCCGCAAGATGATGTGCCGCTATCTCGACAGGATTATTACCATCGCGGAACGGCATGGTAGCGAGAACTGCTATGTGTTCAATAACGGAGATAGTATAAGCGGCAAAATACACTACACAATCCAGATTGCGAACAAGGAGAACGTCATCGAACAGGTTAAGGGCGTGTCCGAGCTCATCGCCGAGTTCTTGGCGGAGATGAGCAAGCACTTTAATACTGTTACATTCGTCAGTGTTGCCGGTAATCACAGTCGCCTCGATACCAAAGATAACTCCCCGCTCGACGAGCGGCTGGATGATTTAATCGACTGGTATTTATCTGCACGGTTGCAGAACTTTGAGAATATCATCGTCGGCGGTTCCGAGAAAATAGACAGCACAATGTATCTCCTCGACATACGCGGCAAGACTTACGCAGGCGTTCACGGCGACTTCGATGGCAGTGCTACAAAGATTGCTGCACTGCAGACAATGGCGCAGCGCCCGCTCTATGCGGTTTTATCCGGACACCTCCACCACAACAAAATCGACGAGGTGCAGGGCGTCAAAACAATCATGGCCGGTTCGTTTATGGGCATGGATGATTTCTGTATCCAGAAACGAATCTACGGTAAGCCCGAGCAAATGGTTTGCGTCTGCGATGACAGTGGTGTCGTTTGTCAGTACGATATACCATTACAATAATTGGGGTGTGCGTTTGCGGATGCACACTTGCCGGGGCGGACTCGTCCTCCCCGGCTTATATATTGCGGAGTAGAAGCAGTTGGTAGCTCGTCAGCCTCATAAGCTGAAGGTCACTGGTTCGAGCCCCGTCTCCGCAACCACAATAAATCAGCGGCGTTAATGCTTGGTAAGCGAGGCGAAGTCGTTTTTAGTATACACTGTGGGAGAATGTAAAATCCCGCCGAGTCGCTGGTTGTATGGTTCCTTAGCTCAGTTGGTAGAGCGCGTGACTGTTAATCACGATGTCGTAGGTTCAAGTCCTACAGGAACCGCCAGATAGTTCCGTCCGGCCTCTCAACGATGCGTAACGGACGGCCTTTTCATTTTGATAATACAGGAGGTGAGCTGCGTGGGCAGAAGCACGAAAATGAATTCCATTACATCTGAGGCGAAACTTGCGCAGGTTAATCCAGAAAATACACAGTTGCTGCGTGATTTCTTGGATTATCTCCGCTCGATACAGAGAAGCGAAACAACGATACACGGGTATGAGAACGATATTCAAATTGCCTTGGTTTGGTGTCTTGAGAACAATGGCAACAAGTTCTTTGTTGATTGGACGAAACGCAACATCGTTGCCTACCAAAACTGGCTGCTTAACAGCAACAGCAATAGTCCGGCCAGAATTCGTAGACTCAAGGCGGCTCTTTCTTCGCTGAGTAATTTTATCGAGGCTGTTCTTGATGATGAGTATCCGAACTTTAGGAATATCATCAATAAGGTTGAGAACCCCGTCAACCGCCCGGTACGGGAAAAGACGGTATGGGAAGATGAGGAATTAGATTCTCTGCTTGAGAAGCTGATTGAGAACGAAGATTACGAGAAGGCTTGTTTCCTCGCTCTTGCGATGTATAGCGGAAGACGAAAGGCTGAGCTTTGCCGATTTAAGGTTTCTGACTTTGACGATGACAAGCTCGTCTGTGACGGCGCACTCTATAAGAGTTCTCCCATCAAGACGAAGGGACGTGGCGGCGGCAAAATGATAGCCTGCTATACGCTTGCGAAAAAGTTCAAACCATATCTCGATTTATGGCTTGAGCAACGTGGGCGTGCCGGTGTCAAGAGTGAGTGGCTCTTCCCGAATCTCAAGGATGAGTCAGACTGTGTGTCAATCTCTACCGTCAATAGCTGGTCGAACACATTCTCCAGACTTTCCGGGAAGCCAGCGTACATACATAGCCTCCGTCACTATTTCACTACGAGTCTTGCGAAAGCCGGTATACCAGATGGCGTTATCCAAAGCATCGTCGCATGGGAGTCTTCTGATATGGTTCGTGTGTACAAGGACATTGACGCCGAAGACGAGATAGGCATGTATTTCAAAGACGGCGAAATCGCAGCTCCAGAGAAGAAGGGGCTCGCTGATATCTAATAGATTCGGAGTAAAGGAGATTATAATGAATAGGAAGGAATTTGCTCGCCGCATCGCAACACTGATGCGCGAGAAGGATATAAGAAAGCCGGTTTCAATCCCGAAGCAGGTTTTCCACATTTCTGACGACGAGGGCAACGCAAGAGATTTTGTAGTTAGAAAAACAGACAAGAGTGTCCAGTTCACCATCGAGGATGTTGAGTCGATGTTGGATGCGATTATCTTTGTAATTGAAGATTCAATTCGTCACGGTGAAGAGATTTCCATCAGAGGATTCGGAACGCTTGGTTTACATTACCGTAAGTCCAGAAAGCTGAAGCATGTTGGAACCGGCGAGGATACGGTTGCCGAAGCTCGCTATGTTCCAAAGTTCACATCTGGTCATGACTTGCGATTATCGGCGAAGATGTACGAGCTCTCCCTCTCTGATATGGACGAGCCTCTGCCTGTATACAACGAGGACGGTGAGTAATCGTGGCACTGGAAATGGAGACTGATAGAGTCATATGCGCACGATGCGGTAAGACGTATCCAAAGAGAAAGGGCAACTTCCGGGTAAGCTATGCGGCTTGCCATAAAGGGCTTGGGTATCTCCCGATTTGTTGTGATTGTATTGACTCTCTGTATAACACATACCTCGCGCAGTGCAACAATACAAAAGACGCCGTGAGGCAAATGTGCCGCAAACTCGATTTGTATTGGAACGAGTCTGCGTATGAGTCTGTCGAAAAGAAAAGCACGACGAGAACTATCATGTCGCAATACATTCAGCGCATCAATACGATGACGTATGCCGGGAAAAGCTATGATGATACCTTATCCAATGAAGGTACATTGTGGGCTTTTGCTGGGCAGCCGTCACTGGTAGAACAGCCAGTTGTTGTTCAGCCTCGTGCCGCCGAAGATGATACGACAGAGCTGGATGACATTCCGGAAGAGGTAATTGCATTCTGGGGCTCCGGGTATACCGCTGAGATGTACCTTGAGCTGGAGCAGCGGCGCTCGTATTGGATGTCAAGACTCCCAGATGGAACCGAAATTGATATCGGTACAGAGGCTCTGATTCGGCAGATTTGTCCGCTCGAACTGGATATCAACAAGTATCGTGCTGCCGGTCGTGACGTAGATAAACTCGTCGCGAACCTCGACAAGTTGATAGGTAGTGCCGGTTTGAAACCGGGACAGAAAAAGCAAGAGGATGCTGACGCAGCCCTCACAAATACTCCACTCGGCGTTTGGTTGTATCGCTATGAAAACAAACGCCCACTCCCGGAGGTTGATGAAGAGCTGAAGGACGTGAACGGCATCCGAAAATATGTGTTCACATGGATGGGGCATCTTTGCAAGATGCTCGGTCTGAAGAATGCGTATTCGCAGTTGTACGAGGACGAGATTGCGAGATTGCGCGTGGACAAGCCAGAATACGATGGCGACGACGATGAGCTCTTATTCAACGAAGCGCTGTCTGCGGAGCCGTCTGGAGTTGGCGAGCAATGAATAGATATCAGCGTGTAATGGAAGGCGCAGCATATTGGGGTTCTTACTATAGGAGCAACCCAGACAAGTTTGCCGCCGACTATTTGCACCTGAATCTCAAACGCTTCCAGAAACTACTCCTCGTTATGATGTTCTGGAGCACGACTTTCGTTTTAATTGCGTGTCGTGGTCTTGGTAAAACATTCTTGAGTGCAATCTATTGTGTCATTCGCTGCATACTCTGGCCTGGCACAAAAGTCTGCATCGCCTCTGGCACCAGAGGGCAAGCAATCAACGTACTCGAAAAGATAATGTTTGAGCTCAAGCCAGCATCTCCCGAGCTATGTGCGGAGATTGACGAGAAGCAGTCCAAGGTAAATGGTACTAACGCACAGATAGTGTTCTTCAATACAAGCGTGATTAAAGTCGTCACCGCAAGTGACAATGCTCGCGGTAACCGCTGCCACGTTCTGTTATTGGATGAGTTCCGTCTTATTTCAAAGGACACTATCGATACGGTTCTTCGCAAGTTCCTTACTCTTCGCCGGATGCCAAGGTATTCAGAGTTGACAGAGGAGCAACGTCTTGCCGAGTATTCAAAAGAAAAGAACCTTACGATGTATCTTAGCTCTGCGTATTTCAAAGACAACTGGTCTTATATGAAATGTGTTGATACGCTGAAGGCGATGGTTGACCCGCAGAGAAGACAGTTTGTGTGCGGATTCCCATATCAGCTATCAATTAGCGAGGGGCTGCTTGACCCGGAGACGGTTGCGGACGAAATGTCAGAGTCCGATTTCAGCGAGATTAAATTCTCGATGGAAATGGGCGCAGAGTTTTACGGCTCTGCAGACGGTGCATTCTTTGATTTCGATTCCATTTCAAAGAACAGACGCATCAAATATCCGATGTTGCCAGATAAGGTGTCTTCAAAGCTTGGCAATTCACAGCTTGTCAGGATACCTCAGAAGCAAAACGGCGAAATACGGTTGCTTTCTGCGGATATTGCGTTGATGTCAAGCAGAAAGAACAACAACGACGCAACTGCTATCTTTGTCAACCAACTCATGCCAACAAAGGCTGGGCGGTACACAAGTAACATTGTATACGCGGATTCTTGTGAGGGATTGCGTACTGATGAGCAGGCTCTAATCATACGTAAATTGTTTGATGAGTTTATGTGTGATTATATCGTGCTTGACGCCAATGGCATTGGGCTTGGTGTCTATGATGCTCTTGCGCGAGATATTGTTGACGCCGAGACTGGAGAAATCTACCCAGCACTCTCATGCTGCAACAATCAGGAGATGGCTATGCGCTGCACTGTACAAGGCGCATCGAAAGTGATATGGGCAATTAAAGCGAGCGCACAGTTCAACTCGGACTGTGCTTTTCTGTTGCGTGAAGGATTTAAGAGTGGAAGAATTCGTCTTTTGGTGAATGAGTATGACGCTGAGGAAATACTTGATAGTCTGCGTGGGTACTCTTCTTTGAATCCAACCGAAAAGATGCAGGTAAAACTTCCATATATCCACACAACACTTTTAATCGACGAGCTTGTGAATCTTCAACACGAAGAGTCCGGCGGCAAGGTGAAAATCTTTGAAAAGTCCGGGATGAGAAAAGATAGATATTCAAGCTTATCATACAACTACTATGTGGCTACACAGCTTGAGAACAAACTGGCTAAGCGCTATAGCGCCAACGCACAGGCTTCTGAGATGTTTGTGATTAAGCCACCATCTTATACAGGAAAGGCGGTGAGTATGACAAATGCCAGAGGAAAGCAAACTGCGTGGTACTGAAAATCAGAAGAAGCAAATTGAAGGGTTCATAGGGATTTCAAGCAAGTTCGCAATATTAAACAGGCTCATCACAAGGGACTTGAATAATAACACGAACAGGCCGACGTTCTCTTTGTTCACAAAGGACAATATTACAACATACCTGTCCAACCCATACACATACGAGAAGCAGCTACGCAAAGCCGTCGTTTACATTTATGGAGCGAGCCCGCACTTCCGAAGACTGATTCAGTATTTTGTAGGGCTTTCGGATTTGTCCTATATCGTCGAACCGTATAGGATTGACCCGAAGAAGGCAAACATCAAGACGGTAAATAATAACTACCGCAAGGTGTTGAACATGCTGTCGTCAATGAGCATTAAAACGCAGTTCCCAAAGATTTTAACGGTGTGTCTGCGTGAAGATGTTTTCTACGGGACTGCGTGGATTACTGCCGACAATATTACAATTCAGCAGCTCCCGAGTGATTATTGTCAGATTTCAAGCGTTGAGGGGAATGTGCCGAATGTGACGTTCGATTTCTCATACTTCGATGCACACGGAAATCTGCTCGACTATTACCCGAAGGAGTTTAAGACGAAATATAACGTCTATAAGAAGAATCGTATGTCAAGATGGATTGAGCTGGACTCTCCAACTTCGTTTGCTATCAAGTGCAACGCAGACATTCTTGACTATGCAATTCCTCCGTTCGCCGGTATCCTTCGAGAGATATATGAGCTCGAAGATTATCGGCAGCTCAAGCTCACAAAGACTGCACTTGAGAATTATGCAATGCTCGCAATGAAGCTACCAATGTCTGACGACGGGAGCTGGGGCATTGATTTGGACAAGGCAAAAGAGTTCTGGAGAAATCTGGATGCTGTTCTGCCGGAGGAAGTTGGTTCTGTGCTGACGCCCATGCCAATCGATAAGATTAGCTTCGAGCGTACACACACCGGCGATACCGACACGATTTCATCTGCGGAACAGAATCTGTTTACCGCAGCCGGAGTCTCCTCTCTACTGTTCAATAACGAAAAGGCTTCTGCGAATGCTCTGTTGTTAAGCATTAAGGCTGACCAGTCGATTACATACGGAATCGTGAAGAGCATCGAAGATGCGGTTAATCGAATCATTCAAGCTCAGAGTTACGGGAAGAACTTCCGCGTCAACTTCCTTGATGTTTCTCCGTTTAACCGCAAAGAGGCAGGAGACGCATATCTCAAGGCTGCTTCTTACGGGCTGCCCACAATATCCGCATACGCTGCTTCGCAGGGTATCGGGCAGGCTGAGCTTGATTGCATGAGCTTCCTTGAAGGCAGGGTGCTCGGGCTGCAGGATTTATTCCGTCCAATTCAGAGCTCAAGTCAAATGAGTTCTTCTGATGTTGACAGCAATGCTGCGACTGACGAAGGCGGAGCTCCGACAAAGGGCGTTGGCGAAATCACAGAATCTGGGGAGCAGAATCAGGAGGACGCCTAATGAAGTTCATATATGTGTTTGATGAAACCGCAAAGAGCAAGCTGCTCGAAGCGGGCTTTGTTTTATTGAAGGAAGATTTGGACAACTCTATTTATGTTTTCCATTTTAATGGCGACTTGACGTTTGCCAGTGAAGATGTGAGTTATGTATTGTCCGACACAATCTCCTTCTAACAGCAAGCCGGTGCTTGTTATTACGCCTCGCACGCGATGTGCGGGGCTTTTCATTTAGGAGGTTGAGATGGAAAAGGTCTTACAAATGACTTACGCATCATCTTTAACCGACTTATGCTCAGTCAATTCATCTTTTGACAGCGGTGTTCTGCGTATTGCCTATCACGGCACCAATCAGAACAAGAGCTCCATTTCTAAGGAAGTGTTCGAGCGCTGCGTGAAGACAATGTACAACTGCCCAATCGTCTGCAACTACGACAGAGAGACAGATACTCTCGGCGGGCATGACATGGAAGTCGTCCGGGATAGTAACGGCGCTTTACGCATTGTCAATTCCACAACTCCGCTTGGCGTAATCCCGGAAAGCGCGAAGGTCTGGTGGGACTTTGTGGCAGAAGATGACGGGACAGAGCACGAATACCTGTTTACCGAAGCTCTGCTTTGGAAGCGGCAGGAGGCGTATCGGAAGATTAAACGGGACGGCATCACCGCCCACTCCATGGAAATCACCGTGAAAGACGGAGAGCTTATCGACGGCGTGTTCCATATTTACGATTTTGAGTTCACAGCATTTGCGCTCATTGGAGTTGCGCCATGCTTTGAAAGCTCTGCGCTTGAGCTGTATTCCAAGCAAGACTTCAAGAAACAGCTTTCTGAGATGATGCAGGATTTGAAGGAAAGCTTTAGCTTGGTCAATCCCTCTCACGAGGATGACAATACACACCCACAAAATTATTCGATGGAAGGAGGAGAAGAGGTATTGCAAGGCAAGACTGAATTAGCCGCTAAGTACGGCATCGACGTGGAAACTCTTGATTTCTCCCTTGAAGACTTTACTGAAGAGGAACTTATCGAGAAGTTTGAGGCAATGAAGGCGGACGCCGACGAGCACAAAGAGCCTGCCGAGGAGCCTGAGCAGAAGTTTGCTCTGACAAGCAATGTTGTCGAGGAGCTGCGCCGGGTTCTGGAAGAGGCGAAGATTGAGCGCGAGTGGGGCGAGTGTATCCGCTACTGGTACGTTGACTGCGATTTCGACGCAAACGAGGTTTATTGCTGGGACACCAACGACTGGCTTCTGTACGGGTTCACCTACAGCGTCAATGGCGATTCTATCGTAATCGACTTCGAGAGCAAGAAACGCAAGAAGTATGTGATTGCCGACTTCGACGATGGCGAGCAGCCTTCGCCGTTTGCTCCTATGTTTGCGCAGATGGAGCAGAGGATTCAGGACGGCGCTCAGTGGGAAGAGAAGTACCAGACGGCCTCCGACACCATTTCTACTATGGAGACAGAGCTTGGTGAGCTTCGCCAGTTTAAGGCTGACACCGAAAGTGCCGCTCTTGAGAGCGCACGGGAGAAAGTCTTTGCTCAGTTCGAGGACTTAGTAGGTGTCGAGGCTTTTGAGACTCTGCGTGAGAACTGCGCTGAGTACGACGCGGAATCCCTTGAGGAGAAGTGCTACGCCATCCGTGGTAGAAACGGCAGCGTTGCTAAGTTCTCTCTGGAGAATAAGACTCCAAAACTGAAGGTTGATAAAACCGACATTTCAAACGAGCCATACGGTGGCATCTTTACCCAGTATGGTATCGAATCCAACAATTAACATAGGAGGTTAGAAAACTATGGCATATGGTGTTGTTCGCACGGACAAGCTGATGGGCACTGACGTTCGCTCCATGCTTGAGTCTGTGAAGTACATGGGCGCTGGCTCCACCGCCACCGCCATTGACAATGGTAATGTCGTGAAGCTCGACGGTTCTCTGATGACTGGCGAGCGAGAGATTAAGAAGGGCGTCACCCCTGCGGCCAACGACGCTCTGGACGCTATCGTTCTGATTGCCTCTCCAGAGGTTATGTACGATGAGCACAAGCGCAATCTGGACGAATTCCAGAATGAGGCCGGTAAGGTTTGCAGAGGTTATCACCTGCACTCTGGTGACATTTTCTCTGTGACTAAGGATGCTCTGGACGGCGCTGCCACTCCCGCTGTTGGCAATGTTGTCGAGCTGAAGGCTGGCATCAAGCTGAACGTGGCTGCCTCTGCCACCAACGGTTCTACCGTGGTTGGCAAGATTATCGCTGTGGATGTCGTTGGTCGTTACACCTACTACGTCATCCAGGTGGCGTAATCAACTCTAACGAAGGAGGATTACTACAATGGCCGAAATGAAAGACATTGTTAAGCTCGCCGTTGACGCCTACAAGGGTAACGTCGAGAAGTATTCTGTGCGCCAGTCTCAGGACGCACTCCGTCAGGCTCTGGTTGAAGCCAACAATGGTAAGACTACCCTGAACTATAAGGACATCCGCGACGGCAAGTGCAACGGCCTCTTCACTCTGATTGAGGAGATTCTGAGCAATACTATCGTCGAGGGTCTGCAGGGCGATGAGTTCTTCAACGCCATGGTCGATTTCCGCAATGTGGCGGAGGGCGACCAGAATCTGTTCCTGGTGGAAGATAACAACCTGTTCGTCGTGGCCGAGGCTGCTGACGGTACTCAGGGCATTCGTCGTCAGCGTCTGGGCGGCGTGAGCGAGACTTCCATCCCCACCTCTCTGAAGGTTGTCCGCATCTACGAGGAGCTGAACCGCGTGCTGGCTGGCCGCGTTGACTTCAACGTGTTCATCCAGAAGGTTGCTGAGTCCTTCCGTAAGAAGATGCTGGACGACATCTACGCTCTGTGGAGCGGTGCTACCGCTGCGCAGATGGGTGGCGTTACATACTTCCCCACCGCTGGCGGTTATGACGAGGACGACCTGCTGGAGCTGGTTGAGCACGTCGAGGCTGCTGCTGGCGGCAAGCAGGCCACCATCATTGGCACCAAGGCCGCTCTGCGCAATCTGAAGGAGAGCATCCAGGCCGACGGCGCTAAGGATGAGCTGCACAACATGGGCTACTACGGCAAGTTCTATGGCACTCCTTGTGTTGCTGTTCCTCAGCGTCACAAGGTTGGTTCCACTGAGTTTGTGATGGATGACAAGGTTCTCACCATCATCGCCGGTGACGACAAGCCTCTGAAGGTTGTGTACGAGGGCGACCCCATTGTGCTGATGGGCGACCCGATGACCAATGCTGACTTCACCCAGGAGTACCTGTACGGTGAGAAGTACGGCATGGGTATCGTGCTGGCTGGCAACAACGCTGGTATTGGCCGGTACGACATGAACACTGACTAATAGTCAAACAAACATAAACCTGCGGGGTGCAATGCCCCGCAGGTAATTCTGAACGAAAGGACGTTTGAGATATGGCAAATACAAGAGCAAAGAGTCAGCCAGCAGAGACGGCTGACGTAGTGAAAGCGCAGGAGCCCGCAAAGAAAATCGTTCCCAAGGATATTGATATGAATCAGTATGTCGTTGTTCGGAACGGCTTCCATGGTCGCCTTGTCTACAAGAGTTCCAGAACTGGAGAGAAGTTCGTGTGGGACGGATTTGGCACCGAGCAGGAGATGGAGCTGAAAGAGCTCCGTAACGCCAAGAATACGAGCAAGGGTTTCTTCAAGAATAACTGGTTCATGTTCGATGAGGACTGGATTGTAGATTTCCTCGGTGTTCGGCAGTTCTATAAAAACGCCGTCAGTATCGACGATTTTGACACGATTTTCAGCAAGTCTCCTTCGGAGCTGAAGAAGCTTATCGGCTCTATGACAGCCGGGCAGAAGAAGTCTGTCGCATACCGAGCGATTGAAATGATTGCCAGTGGCGAGATTGATTCTCTCAAAACGATTGCTGCGCTTGAGGAAGCTCTCGGTATTGAACTGACTGAGAAGTAAGGAGGCTTTCTATGGGTGTCTCCTATGACATTTTTACCGGCGCATTTTTAAGTAAGGTTTCTGAATTCGAGCTGATGCAGCTTGATGATAACAACAGGACAGAAACCGTTGACGGCTATATGAAGCGAGCTGTGAGTGCATTCAGAAAGAACTGCAAATACGACTTGTTTACTACCGGGGACGATGAACTCCGGGTGTTCAGTGTCGATATTGATGGAGACGACTTGGACGAGATTGTAGATATCATCTCAGAGGGGATGGTCGTCCAGTGGCTCAAGCCATACGTCTATCAGCAGGAGCTTCTCCAGAATGTACTTAACACGAGGGACTTCACACAATACTCCCCCGCTGAACTTTTACTGCGTGTCGGGAACGCATATGCAAAGGCACAGCACGACTATACCCAAATGATTCGAGAGTATAGTTACAACCACGGGGATTTAGGTGACTTGCACCTATGATGATTAACACAAGCGCCGGAACTCCAATTACTTCGGAGCTTCTCCGTAACTATTTCAAGAGTCTCGTAAATCAGTTTTTCAAGATTCTCCCGATGCGAGAAAATGGAGAAGACTCTTTACAAACATATATGCAGAGCTTGCAAGTTGAGTTGCTTGGGTGTCAGGAACTTCTTGGTAATCTCAAGAACGATGCGTCATATCTCACGTTGCTTTCTATTCTCCAGTATCTGATTGATAACAAGGATTGCTCTGTACGCGAGGTCAAGCGCGAGGTGTTTAAGTGTATTAGCATCTGCAACAAGCTGAAAGCCCAGTGCGTGGAAGAGGTGTTGCAGAAATGAGCGTATGGGATGTCTATGAGGACAGGATGAATGCTCGTGGCGCAACAAAGCGCGATACACAACTTAAACGCGAAATCCGAACTATCAATAACAGGCTGCCAGACAGTCTGTCCTACCAACAAGTAACCATTCACGAGATGGAGTATGGATACAATCTTACTTCTGAAGAAATGATGTCTCATGTTATCACTCAGAACGTCGCCGTTATTAACTCAGACAATCTGAACGAGAAGACAATCATCTCACTTCCAGGAGAGGATATCGTCCACGGCTCACTGGTGCGCTGGATGGATAACTATTGGCTGGTGACTGAGAGAGACGCGAACACAACTGTGTACACTCGTGCAAAGATGATTCAGTGCAACCATCTTCTGCGTTGGGTGTCTGACGAAGATAAGATTTGCGAGCAGTGGTGCATCATCGAAGACGGCACCAAGTATCTGACTGGTGAGTACGAGGACAGAAACTTTATTGTGACACGCGGCGACTCTCGTATTTCGATGACGATTGCCCGTAATGTCGAGACTGTCAAGCTCAACAGAAAGAATCGGTTCCTTATTGATGATGAAAGCTCGCCACAGCCTCTTGCCTTCCTGTTGACGAAACCATTGAAACTTGGTTGGTCGTTCAATCAGCAGGGCGTCTTCAAATTTGTTTTGCAGGAAGTTACGACAACTGATGACGATAACATCGAGCTGAGAATTGCTGACTTCTACAAGCACTTCCCGAAAGTTACGACTGTCGATGTCGGCGAGGGCTCTGTGATTAACACAGATAACACCTCGGAAGAGACAGGAAGGAAGGTGTGGTTGTAATGCAGCTTCAAGAGTTCTTTGATTATAAGAATCAGCTTATGGAAGATTTGCTGACAAATGAAGATATCGTCAGACTGATTGACGATACGGTGGCTCTGCAAAATGCTGATAGCCTTGCGTACACTCAGGTTTTTCCTTGTGAATATGTACCTGATACAGTGCAGGATGGCAAAACATATATCTGCTTCGATGTTGATGTTCAACGGACAGCGGATAAAACCTTTCTTTCACCCACCCTGTTTGTATGGGTGTTTACACATAGGAGTAAGCTCCGTCTGCCGGAAGGTGGCGTGCGGACGGACAAACTCTGCTCCGAAATCTGTAAGGCGATTAACGGGAGCCGGAAGTATGGGCTTGGCGAGCTGAACCTCTACTCTGTTAAGAGGTTCGCCCCGATGACAGACTTTCAAGGTAAGGTACTTACTTTCTACGCAAAGGATTTTAACCGGGTGTACGACGGAAAGAAGTATACTCCCGAGAACCGCAAACGCGGTTAATGCCTACACAAAACTTCCTCTATAAAAAGCAGATTGCAATCAACGATTCCATCAGCATCGTAGTCCCGACGGTAGGAGAAATCATTGATAATGAGGACGCCTACTACGGACTTGTTTCGATGCTGACTGCTATGCCCATCGACTTAATGGTGCAACTGGATGATGCCGGGATTGACTTTACAACGCTGAACGAGTGGGAGCTGTTTCTTCTGCTGTTCGGCGGCATTAAGTCGCAAGACACTCACCAGATATTCGGCGACTTGGATTTGTCCAAATTCAAGATGGCTGTAAATGAGCAGAATGGGACAATCATACTGCTCGACGACGAACATGACATCAGAATCGATAGGGCTATTCACGCTCAGATTGCAAATGTGTTGCGCAAGATTCACCACCTCGAAAAGAATACGCGCAAGCCTGCCAATGAAGAGGCGAAGAAATTTATGATTGAACGGGCTCGGGTCAAGCAGCGGCGAAACAGAAACCGCAAAGAAGATTCCCAGCTCGAAACGCTCATAATCGCTATGGTCAACACTGAACAGTATAAGTATGACTTCGAGAGCACACGAGGGCTCTCGATTTTTCAATTTAACGAGAGTGTCAGGCAGATAATCAACAAGGTTGATTATGAGCACAGGATGTACGGTGTTTACACCGGTACTATCAACGCCAAAGAGCTTAGCCAAGACGAACTGAATTGGCTGAAGCACAAATAACTATAGGAGGAATTGTGATTATGAACATCAATGATATCACCATTACCAGCCTTGAAACTATCACTGCGTTCGACATCACCACGGGTGCATACCTCTTTACCCTCGATGAGCTGCAGAACGCTACCATTGCTCAGTCTCAGGAGAAGACTGACATCACTGGTAAGCAGGGTCGCAAGCTGGCTACCCTGAAGCGTAACAAGGCTGTCACCATCAGCGGCACCAACGGCATCGTGTCCCACGGCCTGCTGGAGCTCCAGACTGGTGCCAACTTCGAGAACAAAGCCACTGAGGTTATGTGGACTGACTACATCACCGTGCCTACCACCGTGGCGGACGCTGCGACTGCGTTTAAGGCTATCGGTACTTCCGGCGCTGAGATTATCGCGCTGTATAAGAAGAACTCTGACGGCACGCTGGGCACCCAGCTCACCCAGGATGCCACAGCCGCTGCTGGCAAGTTCGCTTATAATCCTTCCACTAAGAAGCTGACGTTCCACGAGAGCGACAACATTACCGCCGGTACTGAGCTGGTTGCTTACTACAAGCGGAAGATTACTGCCGATACTCTGGCCGACATGAGTGACAAGTATTCCGGCAAGTGCGTTCTGTACATCGATGCTCTGGCTGAGGACAGATGCGCCAACGTGTACCGTCTGCAGATTCATGTCCCCAAGGCTGATTTCGACGGTGAGTTCTCTCTGGAGATGGGCGACAACCAGACTGTCCATGAGTTCAGTGCTGACGCCCTCGGCGGCGCCTGCGGTGCTGGCGCTGTGTTCTTCAACTACACTCTGTTCGGCGCGAACGCTGCTGACTACGCTGAGTAATTGAGGTAACATATGGCGACTGGATATAAGATTTGTAAAGTCTGCGGCGAGAAATACGAATACTGTATGACGAACCGCAGAGACACAATCTTCCGTTGGCAGGATGTGGCTTGCTGTGCAGAACATGGTGCGATTTATTTCCGCCAGATTGCTGAAAGCCGTGGCGAGATTCAGCCTGCCGCTGTCGCCGAAGAGCTTCCAGTTGACGATAGCTTTGACGCGCTGTTCGAGGAAGACTTTGATGACGGCGAGGAAGAGCTCGAAATTACCATGTAAGGATATAGGCTGCATCTCATTGTGAGGTGCAGCCTTTTCTTCATTTTGAGGTGGTTTGTTTGGCAAGAACTAAATTCAATGTGGACAAGGACACCGAAAAGCGCACATGCGACGGTATCGTTTTCGACTCCGTGCTTGAGATGCGCTACTATCGTGACGTGCTTCGCCCATTAGTGGAGAGTGGCGATGTGGTGGAGTACGAGCTACAAAAGCCATATGAGTTACAACCGAAGTTTACTCACGACGGAAGAACTGTCCACGCGATTACATACGTAGCAGATTTCTACATGGTGTTCCGTGATGGGAGCATAAAGGTGGTTGACACCAAAGGATGCCCCGATTCCGTGGCGCTCTTGAAGCGCAAGCTGTTCTGGTATAAGTACCCAGATATCGACTATCAATGGATGGCCTATGTTGAAAAATACGGCGGCTGGAACACCTACGAATATATCAAGAAACAAAGAGCTGCAAACAAGCTCGCAAAGAAAAAAGAACAAAAGGAGGGTTTGCAAAATGGCAAACAAGATTAAGAAGATTTCGATTAACGCTTTGGAGAAGTGCGTCAAGGAGGCTGTTGGTGAGCCTATCGTCACGAAGGAGTGGCGCGGCATCAACGTCAATATCAAGGTTCGCCTTGGGTTGAAGGAAATGATGACATTCGTGGATGGCGTCGTGAAGACGTGCTTCACGGAAACTGATAACCAGTATACCCCAGAAGTGCTTGACTTCGCTATTCGCTCCAGCGTCTTGGAGATGTACGCGAACTTTACCCTCCCCGCAAATATCGAGAGGCAGTATGAACTGGTATATGGCTGTGATGTGTACGCAACTATTCTGGAGACTATCGACAGAAGCCAGTTTGACGCCATGCTTCGTGCTATTGATGTAAAGATTGCGCACGTTGCTTCCGCTAATATTGAGGCTGTTACACGGCAGGTGAACGATGTTTATGCCTCGCTGAATGCTTTGGAGGAGCGCCTGTCTGCTGTGTTCCAGGGTATTGATAAGGATGCTATTACCGGCCTTGTTGGTGCAATGGCGGACGGGAAGTTTGACGAAGAGAAGCTTGTACAGGCTTATCTTGAGACGAAGAACGGCAAACAATCACAGGAAGATAAAGCTGGTGAATAACTGTGGCTGGTATTAACTGGGCGTCTGTGCTTGCAAAGGCACAAGCTTGTATGAATACGTCAGAAAAACAGCGCGAAGTTCAAGTAAAGGTTGACGACTACATGATGAGTAGAATCGGATTTGTGTTCGGTTCTGCGGGTAGAGGCGGCGGTAGGCCGCCGAAGCCTCCGTTCCTTGCTGCATCAAAATTCATTGACGTTTTAAGGAATGAAATTTCGAGTCACGCCGGAGGAAGCTATGCAAGCGGGGGTATGGGGCCGTCAGCGATTGCGGCGCTTGGAGAGCTCGACAATGGAGAACCGTATCGGGTCGGCGATAAATATTATATAGACGTATACTTTGACAGTGAACTTGGTAGGCCGTCTCTTGCTCCGCAAAAATTTGACGGGATTGATAACCTTGCTGCTTTGTTAAACAATGGATATACTGCAGCACATACGGTATATGGTGTTTGGGAGTCCCACAGTATTGGAGACGAGAGAATTGCGAGCTTAACAAGCAGGGGCGGAGCCCATTTCATACAACAAGCCGTAAGAGACTTTATGGGTAACTACGCCGCAGAATACGGCGTATTGGAAATACAAGTCTCTGATGTTTACGGATAACTAAGAAGGATTGGCATCTCGCCAATCCTTTTCTTTATAAAGGATGGTGAGATTACTGAATGGCTGATTTTACATTGGTTGTTGGCGCAGATGTAGGTCTAAGTTATGACCAGATGCGCAAAGACTTGGACTCTGTTGTTGCGCAGCTCAATGCCAAACCACTGCAAGTCAAAGTCGAATTTGATAAATCTTCGCTCCAGTCTATGCGAAGCGAGATTGAAAATATACACAAGTCTATAATGACAGGTGCAACGAAAGTACCTGTTGACACTACTGTAATTGCGAAAGTCTCAGAGCAAGCAAGGCAGGCGACAAGCGCAGTCCAGAATATGAACAAAGCGATGAGCTCGACTTCCGCTGCTGCCAGAGCAGCCGCCGAAGCTGAGCGGCAGCTCAAGAAGATTGCAGATGCTG